TCTAATCAACATAGTCACCTCGTTAGAAATTATCTAATCAACATAGTCACCTCGTTAGATAATATTCAATTCAGGTATCATAAAAATACAGCGCTTGCATAATTATTCACGTAAACACTCTGCGAATGCATAATTATGCATAGCTATTCATTAAATAAAATCTAACAAAACACCGAAATTTTTAACGTTTTTCCAGTCTATCCACGAAAAACCTAGTAAAATCAAGTACTTACAACGATAGATTTTGTCTATCGATGGTGTGTAGGATTAATAGGAAAAACCTAATTTGCATAATTATGCAGTTTTCAGTACACCTTATTGCATAATTATGCAGTTTTCAGTACACCTCGTTGCATAATTATGCAATCGTACAAAAAATAGCCAAACATTTTTAATTTATAGCGTTCCCGTTTTGATTTTTGCTATCCGGCGAAACGACACGAAAAAACAAATTTTCTAACCTCGAAAAATCACAAATCTTGTCACTTTTAACATTTTTAATTTATCGTCGACCTGTTGATTTTGTACATTTTTTGTACAGTTTGGGAAGCAAAATGGGAAGCTAAATGGGTCGACGATAAATTAAAAATGTTTGAATGCGATAAAAAAAAATAAAAGGCGAAAAGACTAAAAAACCTATATATATTAATAATTTATAATAATTATATATATATAGGTCGCATCGGGTCTAAAGTCGCCATAATCTTCAAATTTTATCGTCGACCTAAAATGCCCGCAGTTTTAGAGGAGAGACCTTTTGGCGGGTTTTTTTATGTTTTTCGCAAAGATGGCGGTGAAAATTTTTATGTCACATCTAGCAAACATTTTTATGTTATCCTACCATCGACTCCGAGTTGGCCCCCTCTCGTTTAAAATTGCAGTCATTACAGGTCGACGATAAATTAAAAATGTTTCAAGTTATTGATTTAATTGAGTTTTCTCGGAAAAAACATCATTTTTTGACGTATTTTTTGCGCCTTTTTAGCTTCCCATTTTTATATTTTTCGTAGGAAACGGTGTTTTTTGTGAATTTTCGTTGAAATACTGTATATCCGTATAGCACTAGTCTCCGTGTGAACGTTCGTTCATTTTTCTTAATCTATTTTTTCCGTTAATTTTCTTTTTGTTCGCAGTGTTTCTCATGATGCAAAAAACCTATTAACTCGTAATTGCTCAAAAATTAAGCGAACAGTAGATTTTTTGAAATATTTTTAAAATATAGTTTGACAGTAGATAAAAAAGTAGTATAATGAGCACATCAAGACAAGGAACACAATATATATATATATATAGCCTTAGATTGAGTTGCTCTTTAACAATTAGGAAATAATACGACTACACACTAGTGTGTAGTCTATATCGTCACATAAGTGACGATATATGAAAAGCGTGAAAGAAAAAGAAGCTACATTCGCAGTTATCATTGAACAGCACAAGTGTGCTGTTCATCTTACCACTGTTGTGGTAATAAGAGATGCGACGTAGTTTTTTATGTAAGTAAATTTTTCAAAAGTCGTGTCATTCTAGCTAGTTATGAGATAGTTAGTCTTGCACGGCTTTTTATAAAATTTATTTAATTGATTAAACAAAAGAGAGGTGAACATTATGAGTTTTAAACAACACTTAGAGCAAATGAGCTTTGATGACTTAATTCCGCTTTGGAATGAGTGGTGCGCTCAATACGGACAAGACGACACTATATTCGACAGTATTGAAGAGTTCGCAGAACTGTATAGCGAAGACGGTGTGGAACTTGCTAGAAAAGTGTTTTTCGGTAGTGTAGACAACTGGTACGACAAAGTATATTTGGATGGATATGGTAACTTCCGAAGCTGTTACAGTGTTGAATCAAGTCCGATTGATATTGATGCACTGGTTGACTTTATGAAAGAGGAGAATCACCAAGTTTATGAAAAATGGTGCAAGGAGCAAAACAATGCTTAAATATTTATCGCCATTTTTAGCTATCGCAGGGCTGGCGTTTGTGGGCGTGCAAGCGATGGATAAGGAGTGGCTTGCTGACTACGAGAAGAACACGGGTAAGCAAGCACGTTTCGCAAATAGCGATGATGAGTGTCGCAGTAACGAGCATTTTGATAGTCGGTATGGGTTATGCGTGAAAATGCGTGATTTTACGCCGGAAGACAACTTATAAATAGAACATAAAATAATAGGAGAATTTAGAATGGGTGCTTGTAATTTTTCAACACAGACAAAAAGTTTAACCGTCGGCATTGTTCCAGTAGACGAAGGTGAAGAACAGATCGACGAATATCTAGCAGATTGGGCGGGTCAATTTGTTGCAGAGGTAAATAGCTTCATTAATCGGGTTAACCCTATTTCATACCTGACAGAGGAGCTATTTAGCGTAAAAATGGAATACGGCTACTATGAAGGCTTCCAACTTTATGTGGAAGATTTAGACGGGGAGATGGGTGAAAAAGCGCTAGATTATTACCGCGAAGAACTAGAGCAAGAAGGCGAAGACGTTGCGCAGATTAGGGGACAGTTGCGCAAATTGTGGGATACGGTGCAATTCTTACTGATTGATTTCGCAAAACGTGCCGGGCTAGGCATAACCACAGGAGGGTATTGTGGCGATGTGCAGTTTGATGAGGTGGATCAAGTGTGGAGCGAATACAAGTTGGATGCCGATCCTGAAATGTTGAAGGATTGGGAAGAATAAGGCGGGGGATTTTAAAAATGAAATTAAAATACATTGTAGCGGTGTAGCGCAAGAACTTAACCGAGCAAGACGAAGTAAGACTACTTGACATGGACGGCACGGAGTACGGCAGTGAGCAACTATTCAAAGGGCACTTAAAAGATTCAATCGCAGACAGGGAAGGCAATGTGGACGTGATTGTAGGAACGTTTGCTAATTTTGTGCGCCACGCACGTGCAAACGAGGATTTTGATCCTAAAGACTACGTGATTATTAATGTAGAAATTAATTATTAAACAAATACACATAAGGATAAGACATTATGAAAACAATTAACTTTGAAAAATACAACTTAAACAATGACAAGATTTTTTCTGCGATGGGCGAGATGTTTAACGCCCGCATTGAGTCAGCGGAAGTGGAGTATGGGTGCGATCTACATAATCACCTATTTAATGAAGAACAAACATTTATCCATGACAATGAAGCGGAAGAAGCCTGTGATAGTGTCGGTACGTGGAATGCGATTAGATTAGTGAACACCTATGAGAATGATAATTTTGGTGAAGTAACGACAGATATTGAGCCTTGTAAGATCGCTAATATGTTGGTCTATATTTATGGTGAATACTTGCTTAATCAGGTGGAACATTTAATGGCTAATAAGTGGGACGAAGAATTAACAGAAGAATTAACAGAAGAAGACTTGAACATTGTTGTGGAACAGGTTGAAAAGTGGTTAGAGCTTAATTTACCGACGGAGTCGGATCGTTATAGTAAACGAGAGTTCGACGTTCAAGTGTGGGACTGTTACGTGGCTTATTAAGAGGGTAGCAGAAATGATGAAATTAGGCTTAGATGAGATTTTAAACGTTATTGCATGGCAAGGGTTAGAACGTGACGTTTTCATGCACTTATTTAGATACAGTGAACGGTTACACCGACAACTTTCGCCTGATGATTGTTGTGAGGTGTTTGCGGAGATTTTGCAAGGTCAAGGAGATATTGACAAGGAATTGTTGAAAGGGCTAGAGAGCGATTATGACGTAGATTTAGTGAAGATTTTAACTGGAGAAGAGGAGAATTAATTATGAACGGATTTGAACTATTACAAACGCTACTTAACTTATACAACGAAGTTGTAATGGACGGGGTAAAAAGTGATAGCTGGACAACTAAGTTAGATAATCTAAACCTAGCAGATAGTGAGTTAGTTATCAATGAAGACGAAGCGATCCGACAAGAGTTCTTAGAATGGGTTGCGATTAAAAAACAAGACATGGTAAACATCCCAAGTGTTGGATATATCATGGAGAGCGCGCTACTTATGGCGATGCATAATGACTCTAAATATCATGGCGCAAACGTAGAAACAGCCTTAGAACAACTGGCTAAGGAAGAATTGGCTATGATGCTTGAATCGGACAAATTTGCAAGAGTGGATAAGGCATACAAAGAATTATGCGACGCTTGCTTTGAAACAACGATTAAGCTTGTGCGTTTCACCGCACTTAGCGAACTACGTGATGCGGTGAAAGACTGGTCAAAAGGTACTGGACTGATTGATACTGATATACGGTAGAGGTGGGATTGTGATCTATATACATAGCTATGTGCCTTTTACACACGGGGAGAAAAATGGGTGCGCGATGATTTTGTATAACACCTATTCTCGTAGTTTTGTAGCTACTATAAGTGAACCCGAGGGTGATACAATAACCAAAGGCGAATTCTTCGATGTTACGTCCGCAGAACTTTGGTTAAACAAATATTTGAAAGAACATAAGATAGAGGTGAGAATATGAATGGGATTGAGAAATTAAAACAACTAACAAATGTTTACCGTGCAGCATTGAAAGAAGGTATCGCAAGCGACGGATGGGTGCAGCGCTTGCGCGAAAAAATGAAAGACTACGGGCATGATTTTATTATCCGAGAGAGTGAGCTTATTGGTGATCCGTTATTTATGGAATGGGTGGCAAGCAAGCGAACAAATAAAGTTAATATTAGCGACTTTTGGGAAGAAGAAGAAGGAAAAATTTTATTAGCTTTACATAAAAAAGGCGAGTTAGAGCAAGGCGGGTCTGAAACTATTTTAGAAATAATCGCGTATGAATACGCAGTAAATAAAGCTAGTGGCGAATGTGCTTTTAAAATAGAGGACGCTTATAACGAGTTATACGACGTGGTGCAGCGTGTGAACGACTTGGATCGATACGCACAATTCCGTGCATTAAACGACTTAATCCGTACGATTGAGGTGTGGCTTGACGGGTGCAAAATGATTGATATTGAAATTTGGTAGAGGTAACAGAATGCGTGTGGAACTAAACGAAAAATTACAAGAAAGATTACAAGCAATCGCTTTACTTATGAAAACCGAAAAGCGTGTGCCACAGACGGCATACTTCCCTTTTATTGTGTGTTTCGAGTGGGTGAATCCGTTTGGAATGTTAGTGAAAAGTGCGGTGCAACATAAACGTGTTGAGTTGTGCGAAGCCTATAATTGCTACTTACAAGAAGATGGAAGTGGTAGTTTTGAACAGGTGCAGAAGTGCTTAGATGAACTGTTAATTGAGCTCGATAACTACGCTTTCGTTGATATTACAGAAGAAGCAAAGTCGAAGATAGATAAAAACAAAGTGCAGTTATCGGCATTTATGAACGCAACATACAAGAAAAAAAGTAGAGGTGAGTAAAAATGAGTTTTAAAACGAAGAATGAATTAGTGTATAGTAAAGAAGGCTTAGAGAAAGTTTTGCAGGTAGTAATGAAGTGTTTAGTTGAAGGTGCTTTGAGCATTAAGCTTACAGAAGAAGAACACGATAACACACTCGTGTTGTTTACACTTCCTAACGGTGTATCGACAGCATCGGCGAATTATATTGTGGAAGAATGGTTAGAACCAGAAGTACTTAATTTTGTAGAAAAACATGGGGAGTTTAGTCCATACACAATTATCAAGCACTTTGTAAGTGAGATAGATAAAATTCAAGTAGAGGTGATTTAAGATGGAAAAAATTTACTTTGGATTAGCACTAAGAGGCGCACCTGTAAAATTAAGAAACGGACTTAAAGCATACGTAGACAGCTGCGATCTTGAAGGTGTGTTTGTCTACGGTGGGTACGTAGAAGGGGAAGATGGTCGTAGAACTTGGACTAAACAAGGAACTGAATATTGTAACTTAACATCTTCGCACGACATAGTATCAATGTGGGAAGATAAGGAACCGGAAACTAGCCCAGAAGTGGAAGAAAATATTTTTGATAAAGCACTAAAAGAAAAGTTGCCATTGCGATACACAATCCTAGAAGACAACATAAGCGATTTTTATTGCGTCGCCAAGACGCCATACGGAGACTATATTGTCGAACGAGAAGATAACGGCACAACCTACGTGACGAAGCTATCAGACTTCGAGAATGACCTTAACTGGTACATTGCTGAACTTAAATTACCTAAAGCCTTCATACCAGAAGAAAACGAAGAGTTCTGGTTTATTCATACAATGAAAAACAAAACGGTTGCCTATGCAAGCTATTGTGACAACGATGTTTACTACAATGGGCTGGCGAGTGCCGGGTTGACTTTCCGCACAAAAGAAGAAGCAACACAAGCATTGCGTTTCTTGCGAAACAATATCGAGGTAAGCAATGGCAAAGAGCAAAAATAGACGTAAGAACGGGAAAAGCGTGGCGAATAACCACGCTGAACGAATAAAGCGCTATCTTGCTAGCGAAATCAAAGACCTCATGGTGTGCAATGTAGTAGCTACAAGCGAGGTAAAAGGTGGCCGTAACGAAATGATACCACGCACCTGTGTTTATAGTCTGTCTAGACGTAATGTAACCTCGATTACCAAACAACAGGCAGCAGCTCTCAAAGAACATCGCTGGGCGTGGAATATTCAGTTCGGCATTGTGTGTCGCAAGCCAGACGGTGAAGTGTATCTCGACAAAGAAGAGAATGCACAGATATTTACCGAGGTTAAGCTACAGGAAATGAACGACTTCGTTACCGAAAAGCTCATGGAGTTGTGGCAGTTATGTAACCCGTTAAACGCGCTCACCATGTACTGGGTAGCAACACCTTATATCATCGAAAACCGAGGAGTAGACGTGCCTTTAGAAGCTGTCCTTGCTCCGCTATGGGCGTTTAATGTATTAGGCAGTGTATTGACACAGTACGAGCAGGATAACAAAGGCTGTAAGGTGTTGCACTATCGGACTGATAGCTTAGATGAGTTCGTGAAATGGTACTTATCGCAAGGTAGATACCGAGAAGATCTCAAACAAGAAAGAACTTTGACGTATTGGTTTGAACCAAGTGGCGAAAAGATGCAGAAAGGTGAGCTTATAGCATGGCGAAATAAACTTGTAGAGGTAGGTAAAATTGAACAGCTTGGTTTTGATCATGAAAAGTTCAACCCCCGTGCAACAGTGGAAGGGTTTGTATCATGGGGTAAACACTCTGCTACTATGAACGGCTTTGATGCAAGTATATTAATGGGTGTATTCGATGATGTACCGAAGTGTTTAAAGGTGCGAGTAGACGTCGCATTTAAAGATGGAACAATGTCACAGGTGAAATTGTTTAAGGTGTAAAAATGAAGGAAATAGCAGAAGCAATAGTTGGCATCATTCAATTAGTGGTGTTAGCAATAGGAGTAGGGGCAGTGTTAGGCTTAACACTTGCAGTATCGTATAGTGTATTTATATGGTGGATTAAATAATGAAATGGATCAAATGTACAGACCGTCTACCCGAGATAGACGCTAAAGGTAGAAGTGAAGTAGTACTAGTAGTAGGACAGCAAAAACTTATCTTACAAAACTTTATAGAAGATGGTAAATGGGCGTTAAACATGAAAGTTACGCATTGGCAACCATTACCTGAACTACCAGAGGAGTACTTATGAACATGGATTATATGCTAGAACCACCTGAACCTTCTAGAAAGGAGCGGTGTGTCGAAGCGCAAGTAGAAGACTGGCTTGAAAACCCAATTAAAGGTGCGGAGGAAGCTAATCTAGACATCTGGAACTATATTGATTGGGCGAAGCTGGAAGCTGACTTCTACGCTGTAGCGGAAGATTATTACGACAGTTGTAATTAATTGAAAAAAGTTGTTGACACAGTAAAATGACATGATATACTTGCACCATAAATTAATGATGTGGTGCAAGTGTTATGAACGTGAAATTCTTATTAACAATCGACAGCAACTTAAGAGCGAGAATTAAACGAGAAGCACGTAAGCATAATATCTCTATGAACGAGTATATCGCGGTCGTGCTTGAACAATTCGTAAACATAGAGAGAGGACGTAATGGCGAGAGTAAGCAGAAGCCTAGCGGATCGGGTTAAGGATAACGTAGTACGTGAAGGTGAATGCCTAATTTGGAAAGGTGCAATGTCTGGTAACTCACCAGTTATATGTAAACGATTAACAAATGGCAAATACACCAATCTAAACATTCGAACTGTTAGAGGGATTAAACTTTTCCCCGATACGACAGCGAACACAAGATTTACAACAACGTGCGGTAACCCACGTTGTATTGCAAAAGAACATATCATACTTGGTACAGCAAAGAAACAAGTTGAGCGACGTGTAAGACGTGGTGACACCAAGTCTAACATGGAAGCGAATAAGAAACTATTTAGCTTAGTAGTACATACGGAAGCAACCTACTTATCGGTAGAAATTAACGTATCATATTCAACCATATTGAAGATGCTGAAAATGAACACCAGTATGTACCCATACTTCTTAATGAAGTTAGAAGAACATTGCAACTTAGAAGAAGTAAGAGACAGCGACCAAAGTGATAGCTGGATCAAACAACAATTTAAGTTGTCAACGTTCGCACTTAACTTTATTAGAACGTGTAAAGACAAAGGTTACGAAAAGGCATACAAGCGAGGCGATACGCACGATGCAGACATGGAGTATATTGATTTCCTAGATAACTGCGAAGTGCATAACGACCACCTGGTATTAAAAGACGGTGTAGATATTACACCACCATATAAATGTAGCTGCGGCTACGAAGGGTGTGTTAACCCGTTACATAGAGGTGAGTAATGGGGTTAACAGAAATAACACTGGACTTTGAAACCTACTATTCAAAGGCAGAAAAATATTTCCTTAAACATAAAAACAGTGGGTTGACCATTGAAGAATATATCCGTAATCCGAAATTTGAAGTGATTGGGTTGTCAGTAAAAATTGGTAACCGACCAACAGAATGGCTATGCCCACACGAAATCGAAGACTGGATTAAGCACGTAGAAGTGGCTTATGGTTGGGATAACGTGCGAGCGATCGCCCATAATGGTCGTTTTGATATGGCTATACTGGGTTGGGTCTATAATGTTTACCCTGGCCAAATCGCAGACACAATGTTAATGAGTCGAGCGTGTCAATTATGGGATAGCCACTCTTTAGACAGCGTAACGCGTGAGTTACGAGAAAACTATGGGTGGGGAATAGAGCGAGATAACGACGGCAATACGTCATACGGAGTGTTTAGTAAAGAAGATTACTACCGCACTTTAGACAAAGGCGACGAAGTTATTAATGCAGACGGGAAACGCCTATTTGATTTCTCAGACGACGAGTATGCAGCATACGCAGAGTACGGGAAAACTGACGTTGACTTAACTTGGTCAGCGTATAACTGGTTTATGAAAGAATACAATTTTCCTGAACTTGAAATCGAAGTGATGACCGCAACGATTGAAACGTTTACCTACCCTGTTGTAGAACTACATAAACCTGTATTAGAGGTAGTAAAGGAAGAAGTAAACGGAAAACGTCAACGCTTGATAGATAAAGTTGGTGCGACGGTTGAAGACTTACGATCAGACGTAAAGTTCGCAGAACTACTTACAAATCTTGGTGTAGAGCCGCCAACGAAACTTAATGCAAAAGGTCAAGTAAAATATGCCTTCGCAAAAAAAGATCTCGCTTTTTTAGAGTTACTAGAACACGATAACCCTGACGTTGTGGACTTAGTTGAAGCACGTTTAGGAAATAAATCATCGCAAGCAGTTACACGAGTAGAACGCTTCTTAGAGTTAGCTACACGTAACCCTATGCCAATACCGTTAGAGTACTACGCAGCACATACGGGCAGATGGGGCGGGGCAGATTCGCTTAACGTTCAAAATATGAACAGAAACCAGCTCGTCGGAAAGTCCACACCGGTAGGTACGAAAGTGTTTTATAAAGACAAAGCAGACGCAGTAGTTAAAGTGCTTGATGACGGTAAGGTGCAGTTAGCACGTGCAGGTGTAGTAGAAAACGACGAAGAAGAACTACATATTATGGGTCTTCGCGACGCGATTAAAGCACCTAAGGGTAAGAAACTCGTCGTACTGGACTGGAGCCAGATCGAGTTGCGCTTCAATAGTTGGTTGTGGGGTGAACAGTGGATCTTAGACGCTTTAGTAAGCGGAAAAGATATTTATAAAGTAACAGCAGCGAATACTTACGGAGTAAAATACGAAGAAGTAAACAAATCGCAACGCTTCGTTGGTAAATCACAGCAACTTGGTCTTGGCTATGGTGCAGGTGTAAACGGTCTTAAAGTAGTGATGGGTAAACGGTCTGAAGAATTTACGGAAGAACAGTTACAGTCGTTTGTTAATTCATATAGACAGTCTGCGACAAACATTAAGCGTGGGTGGGATAAGTGTAAAAACCTACTTAACGCTATGATACAAGGTACGGACGCACCATTAAACGATAGCAACGAATTGTTTTATTCGTGCGGAGACAAAATAATTCGTCCAAATGGACTAGGATTGACGTATAAAAACGTTCATCACCGTGACGGTAATATTGGTAAAGAACTTTGGTTCTGGGGCAAGAACAAACAGACGAAGAAGCCTGACTGGGAAAAGACGTTCGGCGGAAAAATTACGGAGAACCTTTGCGTTGACGGAGAGGCCGAAGTTTTAACAGATCGCGGTTGGGTGAAATTAAAAGATGTCCGCCTTACTGACAGAGTCCACGACGGGGTTGAGTTTACAACTCACGAAGGTATCCTGTATAAGTCTGTCAAGGAATGTGTTAATATAGACGGAGTTTATATGACAGAAGATCACGAGGTATTAACAAATGACGGATGGAAAGAAGCTAGAGTACTCTTATCCGAACGGAGTACATCATCTATTCAAAGACTTGACCGGACAACGCTTCGGAAAATTAGTTGCCGTAGAGAAAGTGCGCTACAAAAATACTTGGCATTGGTGGTTCAAATGCGACTGCGGAAACGTGTGCAGAAAAGACGTTTCGGACGTGAAGAAAGCGTTGAGACGAGGAAGTGTACCGAGTTGCGGATGTATCTCGCGGCAGCAAATAAGCGAGAAGAACAAAACTCACGGTATGGTGAAGCACCCTATCTATGCGATATGGCGTTCAATGAAGCAGCGTTGTACACAACCGAATCACAAGGCTTGGCACAATTACGGTGGACGTGGGATAACTGTTTGTCAACGTTGGCTAGACAGTTTCGCGAACTTCCGCGACGATATGCTACCTTCTTATCAAAAAGGGTTGGACTTAGACAGAATAGACAACAATGGGAACTACGAACCAACGAACTGTCGATGGGTGAGTCGCAGGGAGAACTGCAAAAACAGACGACGTACTGTATGGATCGATATGCTGGACGGGACAAAGCTGAGTGTTATGGACTTTTGTCGAAAGTATGGAATCGGACATACGACGGTATTATATCGCTTATCACGTGGGGTAAAAATGCCAGAGTTAATGGAGAGACCAGACGTTACAAGGAAGTTTACGACATCTTAAATTGTGGGCCACGTAATCGCTTCGTAGTGCGAGGGGAGAAAGGGCCATTTATCGTACATAATTGTCAAGCTGCGTGTAGAGACATAGCTGCTGAGAAAGTTGTAGCTTTACGTAATAAGTTCTTCGACAGAGGGTGGTCTAAAGACGACGCTCATATAGTGATGACAGTACACGACGAAATAATCGTGTGTTGTAAAGACGAACTTACGGAAGAAGTGTCAGCCGTAATGAAAGATGTAATGACTCACTCAACTGGATGGTATTCAACTTTACCACTCGCAGTGGACGGTTCAATAGCTCAACGTTATGGGTGTGCAAAATGATCAATAAAATATTTAATGAAGACTGTCTTCAGACGTTGGCCAGGTTGTCAGACGATAGCGTAGACTTAGTTATTACTTCGACGACAAATAGGAGAATACATGGCAACTTTCGTACATGATGAATCTGGCAGAATATTTCGAAAAGTATCTGTGGTAGGAAAAATAATTACTGTAACTCCAGAGCTAGCAAGATACTTAGAAAAAGGATTTATCTTCACACGCGAGTGGGGAGAAGATGGAATTACCATCATAAGTAGAGATGAATTAGAAAACGAGTTTACGGAGATAGACGATGATTGAGAAAAAAGGCATGCATCAATCTAGTAAGACTGACCCACAACATAAAGATCTATGGGCCACGCCACAAGAAATTGTGGACGGGCTTCTTTCTTACGTAGAAAATAAAGGACTAGTTCCAAGTGGCTTATCTAAATTAGATGTATGCGCAAATAAACATAACAAGAAGTGTGAACGTTTTATCACGGAGCAACAGGACACGTTGGCAACTCCATGGGGTGAGGGTAATCTGTGTTGGTTAAACCCACCTTACTCAAATGTTCAGCCTTTCTTAAACAAAGCAGTAGCAGAAGCAGCGAACGGTAACTACACCGTCGCACTTTTAAAGAACGACTGCTCTACTAAGTGGTTTCACTACGCAGCGGAGAATGCCATCGCAGTAGTCTATATCATGATGGGAAGAATCTCGTTCATTTCTGCAATGACAGGTGAAACAATCAAGGGTAATAACTTCAGTTCGGTCGCGTTTATCTTTGGGCTAGGACGTAAGGGATTACGTAGTCTATATATTACTAAACAAAAACTAGGAGAATTAGCAAATGGCAAAATTAGTTAAGCTAAAGTTGGTAAGTAGCGAGGAATATGTCGGCATAAACCCAAGTTTTATTGTAGATGCGGTAAATGGAAGTGAACAAAACACCACGCAGTTGTTTTTGTTTACCGACACAGAGACACCTATCACAGTAGAAGGTGACTTAGACACCGTGCTACATAAACTAAATTTTGGTCAATAAGTAGGAGAAACAAAATGGCAAGACTAATTACACTAACAGACGCTGCAGGTAACGAAAGATTATTTAACCCTGATCACATTGTTGATGCGGTTTATGCCGAAGGCTTAGGGCATACTCGGGTATACATTGATGTCAAAATTGATGGCGCAAATTATGTGAAGGTAAAAGAAACACTCGAACAAATTAAACATTTAGTAAACGGAGATTAAAAAAATGGCTAAATATCGCAAAAAACCAGTCATCATTGATGCATGGCAATTAACCAAAGAAAACATCGAAGCAGGTATTCCAGATTGGATCGATACTGAACAAGTAAGTATCTTTGGCGAAGAAAATGCTTTTGCAGAAATTTACCTATTCGAACTAACACTACATGTGAACTACGGTGACTACATCATTAAAGGCGTACAAGGTGAGTTTTATCCTTGCAAGCCAGACATTTTTGAAGCAACTTACGTGGAAGCAGTATCAGTTAGTAACATAGAAGAAGATTTATCTGTGTTGCCAGACTTCGATTTAGCAAAGAAATGCCATATTGCGCGTTCATGTCTTCATAAACTAGAGCTAGAGACTTACCGGCGTACGCTTTTAAGACAAGTAGAAGGCAAAGGTGTAGAGTTTGGAAAAAGTGTGGTTACAGTGGAAGGTATGCGCGGTGAGTTTTTTGTCCCAGCTATGGAAGAGCAGTTATCTCGCTATGGCTATGTGCAAACACCAATGATAGCACTACAAAAAATAACGGCGAAAGGAGAAGTAAGTAATAAATTGCAATATATACATCAAGTTAGACCTTCGCCAGATGTTACAGTTATAGGAGAATATGATTTTGGCAAAAAAGCAGGAGTAAAATACAATGAATAAACACTTTATGGTCGATATTGAGACTTTATCTACCGCTGTTAATGCAGTGGTTTTAAGTATAGGTGCGGTAGAATTTGACCCGTTGTCAGGTAAAATTCTTCGTGAGTTTTATCGTGAGCTTGACCTATCTGATCAAGAAAATCGTCACGTAGAGTTAAACACTTTGCGATGGTGGTTCAAGCAGTGTCAAGAAAACCCAGCTAATTTTGATTTAATAATTAAGCATAACCTCGAAAAAGACGATGTGAAATTCGCTTTACGTAAGTTAGGTGAGTTTATCAACGGCGGGGTAGAATATACGATTACACGTGTAGAAGGCTACGAACGTGTGGCAGTATGGGCTTGTGATCCTGACTTCGACATCGCTATTTTAGACAACCTATACGAAGATCATAACTTACCTAGCCCGTGGCGTTATTCTGAACTACGTTCAGTTCGTACAATCCGAGAGTTAATTAGAATTGCAGGTATGGAAGTTCCACATAAAGAAGCGAACCACAACGCATTAGATGACTGTATTCGCCAAGCTAAAGAAGTGTCGTACTTTATCGCTAATTTACAACACGACGGGGCGTAAGATGAAGTTAATGCCCCAGTCGCCTACTTCTGTAAGTACATTCAACACTTGCCCTAAACAGTACCAAGCGAAGTACATTACAAAAGAAGTAGTATTTCAGTCGACGGCAGCGACCGAACGCGGTACACGTTGGCATAAGCAGTTGGAAGATAGGCTTAGAGACAAGCTAGCTCTTCCGGAAGAAACAAAACAATTCGAGCCACTCATTCGCAGACTTGAGTTGATGAAAGGTGAGAAGTTACCAGAGACTAAGCTTGCGATCACAAAAGACTTTAAACCTTGTGATTATAGAAGTCGATGGTATGGTGGTACGGCCGATGTTATCGTGCTTAACCATGAAGAACGCAAAGCGGTGATCTTAGACTACAAGACTGGCAAGGTCAAGGATAACGAAGACTTCCGCAAACAGCTAACAACGTATGCACTTATGGCGTTTATGGCTTATCCGCATATAAATCAAATTAAGGTAGCGTATATTTTCCTAGACGCGATGGAATATAGCCCTGTTGTAAATGGGAAAAAAGGGTTGACGTTCACTCGCAAAGACATTGAAGAAATGAAAGGCGACTTGGCGTTCAACATTGAAAAGATTGCGCGGGCAACTGAGCGAAACGAATGGTTACCTAATCCTGGCGGATTATGTCGTCCAAATAAACCGACAGTCAACGGTGGCTTACCGTGGTGTCAAGTAAAATCATGTCCGTTTTGGAACAAACGATAAGGAAAACTTATGACTAAACAAACAGCAGAAGAATTCGTAGTAGAGCTACGAGATAAATTCAATAAACACGTAGATCAATTCATTAAGGCTGACAACGCCCTCGCTAAAAGCGACTGGGACGAGTTCCGCAAAACTTACACGTCTATGACCAAAGAGCAGTTAGAAGAAATTGCAATGGCGCAGCACTTAAAGACCAATGAGATTTATCAAAATCAGAAATTCATTGGCGACGCATACGAAGCTATCCTTCGAGATATTACCTACTGCAAAGACTTCGTTGCATTCGGGGATTTAAAAACAAAAGCCGAAGCGGTACTTCTAGCTCGCAGTATGATGGCGAAAGGTAAATCACCAGACGAAATCCGCGATGCAGTAAGTAAAGCAACCGAAGGGTTAAGTACTTCAAACATCATTGTTCAGTAGGGGTAAGGTATGGCTAAAGCAACACCGGAAGGTAAAGTCAAAAAGAAATTACTTGATTTCTTAAAGTCGCTGGGTGGCGATTGTTTCTATTATATGCCAGTTCAAAACGGAATGGGCCAGTCTGGTATCCCAGACATAATGGCGATTATCAAAGGTGTACCGTTCGCATTTGAGTGTAAGGCGACACCTAAACAACACCCTACGGTGTTGCAAGCCTACGCTCTTGATCGTATACATAAAGCACGCGGTGTCGCATGGGTGGTAGACTGTGAGAACGTTGAACTCGTTAAGAATAGCGCAGAGATAATAGCGGAAAGTATCATTAATAATGCGTCAAACTTTGACGACTATGTTGAGCAGTTGGTTGATACAAACAAAGAATCACGTTTATACCGTTGGAGAGATAAACTTGAAGTAATGGAGTTTGAAGATGGCACTTGTAGTTAAGGATAAAAAAGCAATTTTTCTAAAAGTGCGAGATCCAAAGAAATACACTGACGTTTTAGACCAAGCAGGGATTAAGTATAAACAGGACGGCCACAAGTTGGCTGTCCGCCACAACGTAGATACATTTAAAATTCTTTCTAACTTAGGCGCAAGATTAGAAAACTTTGAGCCGATGCGAAGTTATTATGAGTACCCTAAACTTCATGGTGTTTATGACCCGATGAAACACCAAGAAGAAACAGCGGTATTTGTCTCGCAGAATCCGAAAGCGTTTGTGTTAAACACACAGCGAACAGGGAAAACGGCAAGCTGTTTATGGGCGGCAGACTATCTTCTTAAAGAAGGTATAATTGACAAGGTACTTATTTGTTGTACGGTGTCTAACTGTGCGACGTGGCATGATGAAGTGCAGGGTATTTTCGCAAGTCGTTATTCTTTAGTAGCACGTGGCTCACGTCAGGTACGTAAGTCAATTTTGAGACAAAAGGCAGACTTCCACATTATCAACCATGACGGTATCAAAGTAGTTGCTGATATTTGGGAGAACTACATCACTGATAAGACACTTTTGATCATAGACGAAGCCCGTTTGTTTAGTGACCCTAACTCGGATCGTTGGAAAGTAATGAACGAAATGGCGACACGTTGTAAGTATGTTTGGGCTTTGACAGGTACTCCTCTATCCGGTGGCCCCGTTGCAGCGTACGGGTTCATTAAATTAGTCGCACCTCATCGTGTACCTAAAACAGTTGGCGCATGGCAGGCGATGACCATGTTCAAACTCGCAGAGCGTAAATGGTTACCTAAGCGTGGTTGGGAAGACACGGTGTTTAATGCACTCCAACCTGCTATTCGTTTTAATGCCGACGACGTATTAGACTTACCACCGCTACAGATGATGTATAACGAAGCGGAACTAACAGCCGACCAACAGAAGGCCTACACCAAACTTAAAAATGAAGGTGCGATACCGCTTCGCGAAGGTAGAATTACTGCGGCAAACGCAGGCGTTTTAGTGTTTAAACTTCTCCAAACCGCAGCAGGTGTGGTTAAACTAGATCAGAATGGAGATGATGACAGTGCAGTACTCAAGCTACCACCGAAAGGTAGACTTAAAGTACTAGATGAAATTATCCAAGGTACTGACAACAAAGTTATTGTGTTCGCAAGTTACAAGGCGGTCGTTGATTTACTACAAGAACATTGTGGCAAGAAGTATGGTTCAGTATGGATTGATGGCCGGGTAACCGGTAAGCGACGCGATGAAGCCGTTAAGAAGTTCCAAACCGACCCAAATGTCAAAGTACTAGTAGCACACCCTAAAACAACTTCGCACGGCTTAGAGTTCGCAGTAGCAGACACGATCGTGTGGTTTACACCACATCACAGCTTGGAGTTATACGACCAAGCGAATAAACGTATTCAGTCTAAACTACAGAAGAACAACATGGGTATTTATCATATCTATGCGACGCCTTTAGAGAAGGCGATTTACACTAAGCTGGCCAACGGAAGTGAAGCACAGCAAAGTTTCTTGGAACTTTATAAACAAGAAATGCAAAATAATTAAAATTTTTTGTTGACAGTAGATCTAAAACAGTATAAACTTCGTATCAACTTAAACAACAAGAGAGGAGAATATGTCTGGTAAAGGTAAATTTATCTACATTTACGAAGAAGACGGTGATAAACGTATTGTTGTTAAAGACAGTGCGTTTAAGACACCAGAAGACGCTAAGTATTTTCCGCTAAGTCAGTTCAGTACTGACGACTTACTTAAGTTAAAAGCACAAATAGCGACAAATTTAGAAAATCGCATGGACTTAGACGAAGTAACGGAAAGTAACTTAGAAAAACTACGAGCGCAGATTCGTGGTGCGAAAGCAGAAACAATCGCGCAGTTATATCGACAAACGCTAGACCGATTAGAAGTCGTAGCGTCAGATGAAAAAAGAGCAAAAACTCGGTTATCTATTCTCGAAGACGAACTTAAGTTCAGAATGCAAGAAGATAACGTATCAGAATTAAAATTCGCTGGGTTGCTCTCTGTGGCATACAAGCCAGAGACAGTTTACTCGGTAGGCGAAGAAGGTTGGGAGCCAGTATATAGCAACATCTTCGCAGAGACCTTAGCAGGTCAGTTAGTTGACGGTGACGTTGTTCACGAACTAGCGAAAGAAAGTAATCTTTCTAACGACGAAGTACAAGCAGTACTAAAAGGGTTAGAAGCAAAAGCACGTACTGGTCTACGTAACACCGAAGCGTTCGCTATTTTACAAAAACGCTTAACCAGTACAACACTAAATGATTTGTTGAAACAGGGCTTCGATTTACCAGTAGGTATTGAAACAGCGACTGTTCGCAAAGTAAAAGCAAGACGTCTTAAATAATTATGGAGTGACTTATGTCTGATTTAATGGTTTTAAATATGGGCGAATTAGCCCTTCCGTTTGACCAAACAATGGCTGCGGAATTAACAAAAGATTTAACAGTTGGTTTAGGTGGTGGTTTCAAACGTGCAGCGCGCCTAACTATGGGTAACAGTGGTGATTGGGAACTTATTGACAGCGAAGGTGAAGTGCACGACATGGGTCGTGAGGTTGACATCGTGATCGTAGACCAACGCAAATATAACTCTCGCATTCACTATGCACGTTCCTTCGACGAACAAAAAGAAACTGGCGAATTTGATGGTCCAGACTGTTATTCAACTGACGGCAACGCACCAGACAGTTCAGTAGAAAACCCACTTTGCGATAGCTGTAAAGAATGCCCTTACAACAAAATTAGTAAAAACTGGCAAGATGGTAACCAAATGTGCGGTGTATATCGTCGCATCGTTGGTGTATTAATTAATGAAGATGGTTCATTCTCTGATCCGTTTGTGTTAGAACCTAAATATAAATCGCTTTCTGATGATACAGTGGTTAAAAATCGTTTCGGCAGCTATGGCTGGTATATGCGTGTATTAACATCACAACGTCACCCACAAACTGGTGCAGCAATGCCAATCCCAACACAAGCAGTGGTAACTCGCTGTATGCCAATGCCAAAAATGGCGACAGCGACAATGAAATTCGGTATCGCGCCTAACAATGCAGGTGGATATTGGACGTTAAACAAAGCGCAAATGGACGAAATCTTACGCCTTAAAGATAGTGACGAAGTCAAAGAAATGTTAGAGCCGTTCAATGCTGCAGTAAACAACCCTTCAAGTGCAGGTCGCATTGAAGTGAAAAACGTAGAAGTGGACGCAGAAGAACAAGCAGATGCTCCAGCGAAGAAAGCTCCACCTGCGAAGAAAGAAGCTCCAGCTAAGAAACCTGCTCCAGCACCTAAGAAGAAAGTAAAATTAGTAGTATTAGGTATGGAACACCCAGACGTAGTAAATTCTGATGAGTATGACTACGAAGAACTTAAAGCGTGGGCTGCAGAAGCAACACCAGAAGAAGTGAAAGAGTTCTTAGCTGATACATTCCCACAAGCATTAGAACCGGTTGAAGTTCCTGACGATGAACCAGTCGCAGAAGAACCGAAATCAAAACCTGCTCCGAAGCGAAAAGCGCCTGCGAAAAAAGAAGTTGAACCTAACGTGGTAGATACTTCTGGCGAAGAAGTTAGCGAAGAGTACGCAGCGGAAGCAACAAAACTAGCAGAAGGTTTAGATAACTTCGATGACTAGACAACAGTAAATTATTTGTTATACAATATCACACGGTGGTTTCAGAGCCACCGTGTTTTCAGATTAAGAGGTGAATAAAAATGACAATTCAAACTAATTCTATTTTTAGTATTCATAGTGTTGCATCTACTTGCAACTGCTTGCCAGCTTTTTCATTCACCTCGAGCAGAGTAAGATCTGACATTTGTAAGTAGGTGCAACATTATGAATACTTTCGAACATCTTTCTAAAATTCTACCTTCTAACGGCTTAAAAGTAATGGCAGTAATGGTGCAACGCACCGATTCAGAAGGGAACCCAATTTTTAAACCAGACGGTAAACCGTCTATTACAACAAAACATAAAACATTTGGTTCGATTGAACAACTCGCAAAAGCAATCCAACTCAACGCGAAAAGTGGTAGACCATTATATATGGCGCTTGGTGGATATGATCGTGAACGTAGTTTTATCGACAAAGAATATGAAGGTCGCCAATACAAAGGTTTCTCTCGCAGTGCTGACTTTACTACGCACTTTAGATCGTTCTGGCTAGACTTGGACGTAGGTGAAGATAAAGCAGCAAGCGGTGAAGGCTATGCGACACAAGCAATCGCTATTGAAAAATTGTGGGAGTTTGTGAATGATTTAGGTTTGCCTGACCCAATGGTTGTAAACAGTGGGCGTGGAGTACATGCGTATTGGCCTTTAAACGCAGACTTAGATGCTGCGAGCTGGTGGAAACTAGCTAAAGTATTTGACGCTATCATTAAATACTATGGTCTCTTAGCTGACCCTGCGTGTACGGCTGACCGAGCACGTATCCTACGTCCTATTGGTACGATTAATCACAAGAACGGACACAAAGTAGAGCTTATTAGCGATGCAGACAGTATTTCTTATCTCGACTTCGCAAACGCATTGAAACCATATTATCTTGAACACAAGGCTGACATTGAAGCGATTAAGATCAAAACGGTTGAGTACGTTAAGAAAGACCGTAGCGAATTCAAAGACGATAAACCTAAACATGCGAAGTACTTCTTGAAACGTTGCCAAGTAGGTCAATATATGCTGGTAGGTAAAGAAGCAGTCGCAGAGCCAGTGTGGCGCGGTGTGCTTGGTGTAATGAGATACTGTGAGAATGCAGGGAAACACATCGAGACTTTGCGCAAAATAAATAAAACACGTTTCCCTGATACTACGCGATTCGATGAAGACCGCACAACAGAGAAACTACAACGTCTAGAAAGTATGGACGTAGGCCCAACAACCTGTTCTTATTTCAACCGCGAGTGCGGTAACTTGTGCGATGGCTGTCCGTATCTTTACGACGAAACATTAAAAACCCCTTTAAAACTTGCAGAGCATTATGAAGAAATTGAAATCCCGCAATACAACTTGGAGATCGGAGCGTTGGAATACCCAGCAAGCTCAACGCCAACAGAAGAGACATGTGAAGGAACAACTTCTGGAGCAGACACAGTCGCAGAACAAGGCGGTGACGACAGCGATAATAGCGGAGATAATAAGTCTGGCGATGCGACAACACCACAGCCACCGTTCCCATACAAGCGAACACACAAAGGCTTAGTGGTCATAGAGAACGAAGTAGAGAAAGTTTTCTTTAAAGGGGATATGTTCCCTATCATGACTAAGTTCGTCGAAGTAATAGATGGCGAACAAAACATCATGGTTAAGTACCTACTACGTGTAGGACAAGGTGGCAAGTACCAAGAAGTCTCCTTCCCAATGAAGGACTGGTATGCGCAGGATAGGTTGAAGCAAAGACTGGGTGCAGCCGGAGTTTCAATTTCTGAGAAAAACATGGGTACGCTTATTATGTATTTACGGGCGTACCAAAACGAGGTGCAGGAATTAATGGACGAAGTAAGACAACTACAACACTTCGGCTGGGACGGCAACAAACCACAGTTCTTGTTAGGCAATAAGCTATATCGCCCTGACGGTGTAGTAACAGTTCAGCCCCATGCGAACGTGAAAAACTATTGCGGTTACTTTGATCAAGCAGGTACGTTAGAAGGTTGGAAAGAACTCATGCGTCGCCTAGGCTCGATTAATGCAGTGGAACAACAGATCTGCTTGCTAAGTAGTTTCGGTTCTACGTTGATGCGGTTTACCAACTATAACGGTATCTGGTTGCACTTAATGACCAAGCCTGGCTACGGTAAAACAACCACGCAGGAGATGATGAACGGTGTATGGGGTAACCCTAGCGACTTATTGCTTAACGCAAAAGATACGGTTAATGCGATTGAAGAACGTTTCGGTCGCTGGACTAACATCGCTGTGACAATCGACGAGTTATCCAACTTAGACCCACGTGCGACATCTGACTTATTGCTAGGTGTAACACAAGGTCGTACCAAACGTCGCTTGGACTCAAATATGCGTGAGCGTGTTGATAATCTTTCGTGGCAACTGATGGTACTCTCAAGTGGTAACTTCTCGTTGATTGACCGAATTAACACTGCGAAAGAAGACGTTGCGGCAGAGATTTCACGTACGTTAGAGTTTAGATTACCTAAACCGACACTGTCCGTACACGAAGGTGAGCTTTTAATTAAGAAACCTATTCGTGAGAACTACGGTGTCGCAGGCGCAGAGTGGTTACGTAACTTAGTACGTATCCCACAAACTCAAGTACAAGAAATGATTGACCGTACCACCGAGACTTTCAGTACTACACTCGAAGCCACTTCAGAGGAGCGTTTCTGGATCACTGGTTGCTCTGTGATATACGTAGCAGGTGTACTGGCGAACAAGATGGGCTTAGTAGAGTGGGATATGCAGGCTGTGTTTGACAAGCTATGCGATATTGTGAAGCTTAATCGCCACAATAAAGACACTTACGAGTTCAGCGCAACTGATGTGATCGCAAGCTTCTTAGCTGAGAACACACGTAACACCGTCGTAACAGACAAAGGTACGACAGAAGGCACAGTCATGGTTCGCTTGTTCCCACAAGGTGCGTTAAATGTACGCTACGAACAAGACACGGGTATAGTTTATATACGTACCACAGCCTTGAAGGAATACCTGGCCAAACGCGGTGTTGGCGTAAACGCAATCAGAGATACATTGCAGCAACGTGGGTTACTACTTGAAGCGAGTGCGAGACGAGTGATATCGCAAGGCTTACCACAAACGTCTGGTAGAGTTTACTGCTTATCAATTAAGGCTGATGACTTAGTGAAGTCCACTCTAGATCAAATAGTAGAGGACAACGATGAATAAAGATTGGTCGAAATTTAAGAAGAAAGAAGAAAGTGCAGAGGAAACCTCTGCCTTTCCTACAATGAGTCTACGTTGCGTTGTGAGTGGTAACTCACAAGTAATTGAGCAGTTGTATGAATACAGAACCGCGAAAGGTGCGGTTGTACAAACAGAGTGGGTAGCAATACCCGTAATTTATTCACAGGAGTAAGAGATGACACAAATAGTTTATAACGGACGTTACCTTCTCGCAGACCGTCGCTGTACCTACGGGTACTACACAACGATTGAAGCACCAAAAGTTTTCAAGGTCCAAGTAGGCGACATTGCTAGATACTTCGCATTTAGTGGTTCATTTAAAGAATGTGCGCTAGGCGAAGAAGTTATAAGAACCAACTTTGACCCAGAAGTGATTAATAAAGTGCGGTCGATTTTAGGTGAAGACGCATTGGGTGTATTCTTAGGGATCGTTATCGACATAACACCAACTGGTAAACGCGTTTGTCTTGTTAATTATGCAGGCGATTTATGTGAGATTGATCCTGATCAGTTTATCGTGATTGGTGCTATGAGCTCTGAACTATCCGCAGCGTGGCGAGTGTGGGAGTTTATGGACGAAAGCCTTGAACCAGGTAGTAGTGGAAGCTTAAACAGCCTTAAGGACTTTGTTCGCTTTGCAACTAAAGGGACAGAGTTTGACCAAAATGACAGAAAATTAGATGTATATGATTTAGCGACGGGAGAATTACTATGTGTTTAGAACAAACTAAAAGATGCCCTATTTGCTTAGAGACGAAGCCATTCAGCGAGTTTGAGAAGCAACATGGGGGTAAGGTAGGGTACAGATGCAAAACGTGTGCTGCAGCGTATAAACGCGAAGTATATCATCAGCGCAAATTACCTATTCAATTAAACAATCGCATTGCTAAGTTGAAAAACTTCTGTGCAAGTCACGGTATTGAAATCAACATTGAGGTATTAAACGATGAATCTAAGTGGAGTTAAAGCCTTGCCAACAGGTAACGTTATCACCTTGCATCAGCCAAGCACCTATAAGTTTGAGATAGAAGAAATCGCCAAATTACTTGCGAAGGTTAAACGTTTCAACGGATGGGGAATAAGCGTAGCAGGGCATAGCACAATCGTAGCGAACATTTTATTTTACCTTACTGGTAATCCACACATCGCTTTATTAGGTTTATTGCACGACGCACAGGAAGGATACGTAGGGGATATAGCAACACCAGTAAAAGACTTGGTGAGTAACCAGTGGGATCGACTAGAGAAATCGATCCATCGTGAAATATTGTTTCAGCTAAACGCAAAACACGAAAATGCGAAAGGTGCGGACAAACTAATTAAGATAGTAGATATGCTTGCTCTTAAAGCGGAGTTCGAAGTATTGGAGCGAAAAGGTGTGTTCAAGCGAGATGATAAAGGTATTTGGAATGAAACATTTAAATCCCTACCTACCCTCGGTAGTGTGAATAACGAACGCCTAGTAGGGCTAACAAGTGCCACAGTGGACGCATATTATGACGAGGACGAAGCAGCGTTTATCTATTTATTCGAGCATTTAATACATGAAGCGACACTGTTTATACGTTTGAAGGAAGCAGATTACAAATCGCTAGACGGACAAAAACAAACGTGTTTGGTGCAAGAAGAAATGGTAGATCGTTTTACTAAACAATTAAATTAAACATTGAGGTGATATATGTCAGAAGTAAGCAGTAGCTCTGCCCTAAGTACGCAAGTAGGTGGAGACCATTACAAACAATGTAAGATTCAACCAGTGGAGTTCATCGTAGCGAACGACATTGGTTATATGGAAGGCAACGTAATTAAATATGTTGTCCGCCACAAGCGTAAGAACGGTATTGCAGACCTAGAGAAAGCAATACACTACTTACAAATGCTCATTGAATTTGAGCGAAACAAACAAGAAGGAAATTAAAATGAAATTTATCCCATTACACGGCTTAAATGCCGACAACCAACAATTCCGTTTCTTTGTTAATGCAGAGAAAGTAGTCGCCATCTATCCTGCGAGTGATGAACTTGCGAAACGTGGCTATCGCACCACCGTAGTGTTACGTGCAGAGAACGAAGAAACTGACCTGGCCGTAACAGAAAAACTTGAAACCGTAATTAAACGTATTAACGGTTAAGCATAACAGTAACGCCCCTTAGTCGGGGCGTTTTTTATTTTGACTTTTCACCAAGCCATTTCTTCACCAGCTTACGAGTTACGCTTGGTAACATCTGCATCAACACTTCTAACACCATTGCTCCACTCGCACCGCCTACTACTGCGAGAAGACCGCTTAACCAAAGGCTAAACTGTGCGCCGAAATGGAATGCCATAGAAAGCCCAACAAAGATACCGATTGCTACGTCAATACTGCGATTACAAAAGGGCTTGTCCTTATCGAACTCCTGACTGGCCTTAAAAGAGCCTAGAGCTGCACCAATAACTACGACTAAAATATCTAGATGTTGCGCAATTTCATTCATCTATCCCCTCACACTTAAATATATAGAACACGGCCAGCAAATACCACACGCTTAGTCCGGTGCAGACCACGATCTGCATATCAAGTGGGGGGAACTCCGTCACGTAACCATTCGCCAAAATAGCTTGAGTAAGTGCACCAAGCGCCATTCCAAAAGCCTTAAATACTTGATGCGGTCTACCCGTATTAACTAACCCTAGTACGCTAAACAACGCAGCGATGCCTAACCAAATAGACAATACAAAACTGTTTAGAATAATAGGAGCAGGTAATTCTATCGCGATGATGTTATGACTCTGTAATTGCAGAGCCAACACCCAAAATAGGCCTACCGTTAAGTTAATTACTTGTGCTGGGCGAGTGTCACGCCCGAAAAGTGCGGATAAAATTTTGCAAAACATCTTACGCTTCCTCTGTATTGTACATACGCGGTGCGTTGCGGATTGCATCTAACACAGCGTTATGTGACGGACTACCACTTAGATCATCTACCTCAACAGGTGTCAGACCTTCGCATGTAAAGCCCTCACGAATGGCGTAATAGATCACGTCGTTGTTTAATCTCGCGACAGGCTCTAGAGCTGCTTTGAGTATCTCACAGGCTGATGAGTTACTCAATAACGCTTTGTTAAGGTCGGACAAGTCTGACTTTAACTTCTCTATTTCCTTATCTCGTAGGTTTAACTTCGCACGCTCTTCTTCCAAGGTCGAATTGAGTAGCTGGTTTTGCGACAATGCGCTGTTAAGTCTGGCGATAACGTCCGAACAATCTGAACTTACGCTACCGGTAGACCTAAAGCATTTCTTCTTCCAACTAGACGTCTCAATATCGAAGTAGGTTTCTTCTCCGCTGGTGATTGGGTCAAAGCCAATATACGGATCGTCTTTAGCGTCCATTTGTCCCCCTATGCGAAGAACCCGGAAAGGTTCAATACAATACGTTGGTTGTTTTCAATTTGAGTGAAGATAATGTCGCGAGTACCTGCGTCCCACCAGAGAATACCACTACCTGCGTTAGTCGTAATACTACGTGTAGGTAAAGGCGCACCTTCCGGCATTCTAAATGCTACAACACGGCCACGGTTAGAACGACAGATAAAGTCTAATGCAACCATACCAGCTCCAGCACCATTGATAGCGACAAGCTTACGGTACTTAGTTTTGGTATCTTGGACGATTTGAACTTGGCCAGGCGAAACAAACTCAAGCTCGTACTCTTTTACTTCACTCGCAACGTCCTTAATCATTTGCAAGAGTTTATCTCGCTTAACATCAACGACGTTGTTTTCCAAGGTGAACAACTCCGAGAAGTCATTGCTTGTAACCAGTTTTACTGTTTTAGCCATTTCTGCTCCTCATTGTAAAAGAAGTGCCACCTAAGTGGCACGATAAGTTAATTAAAGTGCACGTTGTCCGTTAGATTCAAATGCGTAACCTAAAGTGTCGCCACCTAAAGATTGGAAAGTAACGTCAGCTGCGGTTTTAGCGGCTTGTTGTACACTTGCAGGCGACACGTAGATACCACCGTTGTCAATAGTCGCTAAGTTATCTAAATTTTTAGACATCGCGATTAAGTCAGAAAGGGTAGTTTCAACAACAGTTTGGTTACCGCCTTCTGCGTCAGCTACGGTGATTTTTAACTTACCGGTTTGTTGGTCAGCAGCAATCGCAGTAACACGTAAGTCTACGTTATTTGTAGGGATTTTAGCTGCAAGTTGGTTACCCTTAAACTCAAGAGTACCTTCGTCGATCTCAACAAGTAATTTACCTGCTTCAACTTTCAGACCTTTACCAATGTCATTTTCTGTTACAACTTTAATTGTTTTAGCCATGTTATTTCTCCTATAGATATAGCTAAGTTTAGAAACAGCCCACTTTCGCAGGCCATGATTATCCGCCTAATTTGGCGACTGGATATTACCCAAAGAACCCGACGAGATCAACAATATATCGCGTGTTTGCTTTAAGTCCGTTTGCCACAATGTTTCTTGTCTTCGCAGCTATCCAGATAGTACCCCCGTCAGCGAAGGCAAACTCGATAAGCTCAAGTGGAGTCAATACATTTGTAGGCAACTGAAATATCGTACGACTAGGGCCAGAATCAACTATCATTTTAAAATCAAGGTGAATCTTACCTACACCACTGCTATGCAGTGTAAGTTGTCTACGTTCTTGTCGTTCGTAGTCAACAGGGTTGTTAGTCGTTGCAATATTTTTCGCTACAGCGAAATCAACTTTATATTGTTTAATCGCAGTAGACAGGTGGACTTTGCCACCTGCTACTTTGAAGTCATCGCTTAGGTCAGATGGGGTAATTAATTTTACCGTCTTCATAAAGCACCTATTATTGAGTTAGGGCTATACACCGCCACTACTTTGTGGGTTACCCAGTGCGTTAGGGCCTCTGTATCCAGAGATGTACGCGTTGTGTTCAGCAGAGTAAGCAGTACCATACCCAACGTATTTGTTTTTGCTACTGTCGTCGTATTGAGCGTATTTCGCAGAAGGGATCTTGACAGAACCTGATTCTGGGATTTCAACCTCGTCAACGACCTTACCATAGACATTTTGCGCCAAGCGGGTGAATCCGTCAGATTCATACTCGTTTGTGTCAGTGCGATTCCACGCTGTAGCATAGATATAAATCTTAGTACCTGGCGCGCCGTGATATTCAGTGTCGTCAAGACCATTGTGCTCTGGGTTAGTAACAAGCTCCTGCATTGGGCGAATGCCATGACGTACAGCATTAAATGTAATACTTGTACCTTTTAATAAGAACGGGGTTTGTTCTTGGAAACGTTCATACCCAACTGGAACTTGCGGCATAAAAGGAGCTGTACCATTAGTGATAGTTTTCTGATCTACCGCTTCGAACGCTTCGGTGAAAGCGCGATTACTCGCGTCACCATTTAATAATGCCACGACTGCATTCGCGAGGTCGACTGCATCTACCTCTGCGTCAACTACGTGACCGTTTAATACTAATTTAACCTGCATAGATTACTCCACGATTACTTGAATGTAGTTAGTGTTCACTGAATCAGTCGATTTAGCATCTGCTGCGACTGTGATTTTGTTTTCAGTGATTGTTGTTTTACCAGCCGAATGGGTAACGGCATAGTTGTTCGTACTGGTGTAGTTTAGCGATGCTGCTGTACCTGCACGTACACGGAACACAAGTTTTTGTACACGTGTAGCGCGCTCACTTCTAGATACTGAGGAATTTATTTTTTTGTTTTTAACCACGGTGACACTACTTGGTATAACGTTTATACGCGACGCGTCGTCACCTGAAGTAACCTTCTCATCTACGTAGGTAGCTACTATGGATACACTCCCACCAGTAACATTGGAAGTTGAGATCACTTTTGAAATTGGTTTTGTCGCAGTTGATAACATATAATGTTGCCATTTACAGTTGCTACCCTGCGGGCGACAACTAATCGCGAAAACCTCTACATCTGCAGTAATCGTAACCACTCCGTTTTCGAAGGTAAAACCGCCTGTACCAGATTTTATTCCGTCTGCACTCGAGTTTAAATAGTTGCCGTAGGCTAAACCATCATCACCGGTTACTGAACTACCCGATGTTATGCGATCATTACTTACGATAAAGCTATTGTACGAACGGTAATCACGACTGTACCCTACTACCGTAGAAGCGTTTTGTAGTCTGATTTTTAGTCCTTTTAGTGTCTCGCGATTCGCGAATAAGTTACCGTAGTTATCGAGACCAGTACGGGCGAGTGAGTTGTTACCTACATTCTCCGTACGCAACTGAACAAGTTGTGTATTACTGTCTAATTCTGTCGCAATAATCAACGGACAGTCTACGCTCGGTAAATAGTTAGGGTCAGCCTTGGTAGTTGCAGACAATGTGAGTGACGCGGTGTTGTTCTTAACATCTTGGTCTAATGCGCTGTTAGGTGTAACAGTTGAGCTAAACTGGAATGTACCTGTAGACTTAGGAACAACTTTAAAGCGAGCAATCGCAGTACCACCGCTAGATAAACCATGAAGTTTATAGTTAAACTCGGATACAGTCTCTACACGATCTACACCATTAGAAGTTACGCGAACATCTTTAACGTCATATATACCGCCGACTGGTTTAGTGATTACCCAGTCAGTTAATGTGTTTTTACCTACACCTGTGTTAGACACAGTTACTACAACTTCGAACTCTTCGTTGGTGTACGCAGATACTTTGTTAGCTGCGATGCCTACACCAATTTCTTGGAAGAAGTTTTCGCTAGGAACTAAGCGTACGCACTTACCGTTTTTGTTTGCGAGAATAGAAGTACCTTTCTCCCACTGTTCTTGTGGAAGTTGAGCAATCGCTTCGCAATCTAAGCCAGCTTTTTGTGCGGGTTGAGCAGGAAGGTTAAGTTCGAAGGTCCAATCTCTCCAGTCAGACGGATTACGTAATGAACCGTCAGCGTTCATACCTGAATCATTTGAACGTACCCAACCAGATTGTTTACCTTCTGCTCCTGCGCTGGAGTAGATGTATTGGTGAACTTCACGATCTGTTGCGACTTGCCAACCATTAAAGTCTAGTTGTTGGCCGGAAGTAATGTCTTCTTTCGCGGTGATTGCACGTGATTTCTCTACGTCAAGTTTACCGAAATCAACCGGTGCGCCAATTGCAGTTAGCGCGTCAGCAGCGTTGAAGTCACCATAGAAACAAGTACTACCTAAGCGTTTAAGTGCACCTGTGTTTTCTGCGTCTACAAGGTTATTTAAGTCTAACACTTGTACGCACTTCTCTTTGATAACTTCGAGATTACCCTGTTCGTTCACGCGAACAGTTTTGTTGTCGACCATCTGGGTAAGGTCAACTTCGTATTTTTTCTTCGCACCATTAGCCTTGATACCGCGACCAAGGTCTTTAGGTGTAACTACACGGATTTGTTTCATTCGTTACCTCTATTATTGTGGGGCATTACCAACGGGTGTTGGAGTAGCAACAGGGGCTGGAGTAGCAACAGGTGCTTCAGCGACAGCAGGTAATAGGGCATCTACATCCTCATACGCACCGTTCGCATTTTCACAACCTTGTGAGTGAATAAAGCCTAACTCTAAATCACCGAAAGCATTAACAACGCGAATGTCTGCACATTCACCTTTTTTGAAGGTTACGGTTGAGTTATCGCTGTTAGTTACAGTGATAGTACCGTCGTTGTTGTCTTTAGCGACTGTTGGTTTGGTTACTACATTGATTGTAGTGTCGCCATAGGCGATAGAGCCTGTACCGTTATTGTTGTTAGTAATTGTCGTAGCAACTGGTTTAGGTAAGTCAAACTCTGCTGATTTACCGCCAGACTTAGCGACTTTTAATTTACCGTCTTCGATCTTAACGTCTTGAACACCTGTGTCGATAGTAACGACTTCTTTCCCATCTTGAGAAATAGTATACACACCTTGGTTACCAGACCCAGTAATTGTTGAGCCTTGTACACGAATGTGTGTAGTGTAGTCTTTACCACCGAAGGTAAGCGTTAATGTTTCGGTGTCTGCGTCGTATGCGAGGCTTTCAACCGTAGGGAAACAAACTTTCTCGGTTTTGATTAAGTCACAGATTAAGTCTGCTAACTTATCGCATAGTACAACTTTCGCACCTTGCGGAAGGAAATTTCCTTCGCAATCATTAAGCCCACCTTGGAGCTTATGTTTGTCGATCAGTTCTTGGATATAATTGGCAACTTCGGGTTTAGTCATACCGCGAACGCTGCCGCAACCGCCACACGCCATAGATTACCCCTTTTGTTTGATTGCACGAACGATTAAACCTACTACACCTAACGCTGTAACGAAGTAAGGTTTCCAGCTAGCAGGTAAGAAGTCTGCGATTGCTTGTACGTTAGCGTCTAAGATTGGGGTCACAGTTACACCAGCTAACACCCAAGTAGACCAAGACTTCGCATAATCTTTGAAATTGAAAAATTGCATACACAACTCCTATTCATAGTACGGCACTTTCTTGCCGTTCACTTTCATAAAGCCAGCAGGTTCACCTAACAACGCGTTAAGCCCACCGACCACGTGCGTAGGTAATGTCTCTAGCTCGAAGTTACTCGGAGCATCAGCGACAGCACCGTACGTTTTATCCACCCCATTTTCACAACAATCTGTCTCGCAGATCATCGCTTTAATTAGCTCGTCACTAGGGACGAAAGATACACACGCACCTACAGGGAAGCGTCTAGCAGGAGTACCACTTAGACCACGTTCCACCGCGATAGTACCTTGGTGGTTAATTACTTTTACTACCTCGAAACCTACGGTATCTTGTACCAACACCGTAGTCCATTCGCCAACGTTTAGGCGAGAGAGTAGTACATGAATTTCTTTAAGTGGGATAGACGTGTCGTCTGACTCCCACACAGCCGTTAGGCTCGAAAAATAACCTGGTAGCAACTTAGCAGCCATATTTACCCTCACAGCAACTGTTCCGATTGTCCGCTACAATGCCGGAGACTTTGATACTTTCGCGTTTATCGATCTGAAACTCATACACTTCACAGCCACAGGCGATAACTTTCGCTACGTAACGACCGCAGTCTAATTTGGCGAACTCTCCGTCAAGTAAGAAGCAGAGTTTACCCTCGTCATCATAGTTGAACATATCATACACTAAAGTTAGTGGTTGTTCACGTTTTATTTCGATAGTCTCTAAACTACCGCACGGGGTGTAACAATACACCCGTTTAGGCGGTTCTTCACAGAGGAGCGGCAGGATATGCAACTCCACTTCTTTACAACAATCCGCGAACTCATTTCGTCTAATTCGCAAGCAGATCTGTTTAGTAAAATTATTCGCTTTTAGAATCATTATTTATCCTCTAGTGCGTGCATCTCTTCGAGATAGCGTCGGTTACTTTGGTAGTATTTCTCGTTCTTCTTATCCGCAGATAGTTTGGAACTTGAAATTTGTTTCTGACGTTTTTGGTAGTCAAGTATTACTCTTACTTTCGCTTCGTCTTCTTTCTTGAACGTACCGTCTGCGATTTTGCGTTTTAACCAAGACTGGGTGTTTGCACTCGCACTGCCAAATTTAAGTTCTTTTTGCTCTGAAGCTACATTGATTTCATCTACAATATCTTTGTATTGCGACAAATTATTGTTCACTTGAGCGAACGTACGTTGGCTTGGCGATTGCTGTGCTTTAATAATAGCCTTGCTGCCGGTTACAACACCCACAGTTTTTAACATACGCGTTACGGCTGGGCTTTCACGTTCAGCTTGGGTTTGCAACGGCTTATCTAGCGCATCAACAAGTCCTGCTAAAGGTGGCGCAAAGCTTGACACAACGTATCTCGCTTGCTCTGGGGTCATATTAACACCTGCCATATCAAAGCTTTTCGCAAGCAGCGTCCAAGCATCAGCGGTAGTGTTCTTACCTGCCGCCCATTTCTCTTTAAGGTTGTCAGACCCTTGGCGAGATATTTTATTACCAAAGTCGTCTTTATCACGTAACACATTGTGCATCACCTGTACCATGCGAGGTGTGATAGGTGCTGCGACTGTTTCAAAGATATTAGAATCACCTGGTGGTGTTGGTGCTACGTTCATGTTCTCCGCTGTGGCGTGCCATACGTGCTTAACTGCCGTTGGTAAGTCCCAGTTACCTGCGACTGTTTGATATACAGACGTACCTACCGCAGCCGAAATCATATCCGCACCGTAGGCGATAGGTAAGCGTAATGTGCCAAGGCAACCAATTTTAAACGGAGTAGAACGCATCAACTCACCGGAGTTATAGTCACGCAGTGTTTCTTTATCTCCACCGTCTTCGCATGGGAACATCTCCATCGCTACCGCAGCTACGCCTAACCACGCTGCGCGGAAGATTGCTTGGTGGGCGAAGTTCACCCAACCGTTTTTAGTCTCCAAACTACGTGTAGTAGACCTTGCACCTTGTGCTGTTGCGTTGGCGAAAGGTACTACGCTACGCATAATACCGGATAAAGCGGAAGCACCTTTGTCATTGAAGTTCATAAACCACAAGTTAGCTTCAATCGCTTTCTTCTCGCTTAACCCCATTTCTTGTAACGTGTCTACCGTCGCAAGGGTTGACACCATTTCCATCGCAGTAGTGAAAGTTAATGCTCTGGTTTGTGCTTGTGCGATATTGCGAGATACCGCACCGATTATACCGTCTTTCTCATATGCACGTTGTAGTTCTTCTTGGCTAAACTTAAATGCATCTGCGCGTGTAGAGATACCACCGTTATTTGCGATGTTTTGTAAGCGAGCATACGCTGTCTTCGCTTCTGGAGATTTAAGTAAGAACTCACGGAACTTAGAATCTTTAGGTGCTCTGTCACCTTCGGCAAGTGCCATAGCGAGCGACGCACGTAAGTAGCCACGACTAAACATACCACCTATTGCATTCGCATAGCTACGCTTGAATAACTCCGCTGCAAACTTAGCTCGATAACCTTCGCTTTGATCTTTTAGGTCACCGAAGAAATAGCCCACTTTATTGTTCATTGCGAACGCCTTGATTTGTGAACGTTTTTCACCGAAACCTTTCCATGCGTTGTATACAGAGAACGCAGGCATCATTGTGATCATAACCGAGAACACACTACGCACAGCACGTGCTACATCAAGCAATGCATTGTTAGGCGTGATGACGTTATCCATAAACAAAGCATTGTTCGCACGGTCGTTATCCAGTGATACTTTTAGGTATTGTTTGTTACCACCTTTGGTTGAAGTAGTGATTAAGTAACCCTTGGCTTCACCGAAGTTAGGGTCGGTAGTTGTTACCACGCGAATCTTAAAATCGCCTTTCATACCTAAGCGGTAGATCTCTTTACCAACTTCAGTTTGACCTACACGTTTAGCAGAAAGCGCGGCTAAAGTGTTGAGGTTATTTAATGTACCCGAACCAGTCCAAGCACGACCCATGTGTTGGCCTTGCCATTCTGCAGCCATTGCGTCATTGATACGGTCTTCAATTTGGCGATTTTCGTCAATATAGAAAGTGTCGCCTACCATGTTAGACTTAGTTTTAATCTCCGACGCTTTACCCATGGTTGGGGTGAAGAATGGGTTTTCATTCACCTGGCCAGTTAAATCAGAACCTAAGTTGTCATGTTGATACTGGTAGAACTCTTTCGCAGTTTTTACGTAAGTGTCTACTAACGGAGATAAGAACCCATCTACTTTTAATTTGTCGTAGCTAAGTTCGTAGTTCTTGTTAGTGTCTGCGAATCCTTTATCCTTAGTAAAACCAACGTTCTTAATATAATCCAACCAAGGTTTACCATCGTATGTTACGTCAATCTTGCCTTGCTCAACTGCTTTTGTGATCGCGTTGTATGCATCAGCGTTAGTCATACCGTTGTGGCCGCGCCAGTTTTTACGTTGTTTCAACGCTTCTTCGCGAGTTAAGCCTGCTTCATTTAATAGAACGTTCTTGTTCTTATCAAAAGTCGCTAAGATTTCTTCGTACTCTTTAACTTTGGCGTACATTTGGTTGAGCTTTTTAAGCTGATACGGTGTATACACAATCGCTGACTGATTGTCAGGATCGTAACCATACGCAGCTAATTCTTCGCGAAGGCCGTTTTTATGTTGGACGTTACCTTTTGCATCAGTGTAGTCAAAGCCGTCTAATAGACGAGTATACTTCTCACGGATAGCTTCGTTTGAAGATAGCGCACTAGTTGATTTAGTAACCGCAGAAAGTGCGGTAGTAACTACCATTACGTCAGTATCAATCGCTTGGCGATTCTTGCGAGTGTATAAATCAGGACGTCTTTTCGCTGCTTCACGCATCATGTCACTAAACGCAAACACTTTCTTCTGGAATTGTTTTTGTTTGTGCGCTACAGCGTTCACCGTAGTTTTGATTTTGTGCGCAAGTGCGGTGCTATATCCACCGATGTATTTAATCGCAGAGAACTGCGAATCAGCGAATGCTTCAAATAAACGCTCACGGGTAGTCAAGCCACCTTTGATACGTTGTTTTTGTACGCGTGTTGTGTCAATGGAGTTAGGGTTGAAACCTGCTGGGTCTGCAATCGAACTTGAATGTTTCTCACCTGTTAATTTGTCAGTTACGCTTTCTGCGAAGTTAGACGTAAAGTCTTGTACGGCTTGGACTGCTGATTTGACTGAGTAGTCAACGTCTAAGTTTACACCTTGCTCTACGTCGTGCGCGATTTCATTTAATCTCGCAGTGATTGCCGCAGCTTCTGGCGCAGCGTGTTTAGCGATAGATTCATCTAGCCCCGCGAACAAGTCTTTCACTTGTTGGTTAGTCATCACTGGTTTACCGAGTAACTTACGTACCACATTTCGGATACGAGTAAACAAGTTATCTGTGGCTTTCTCAGTTTGACTACGTAGGCCTTCTGGGATAGTGACACCGTAACGGTCTTCCAATGCCTTCACGCTATCAGTTTTTAACGCTGCATTGAGTTCGGCTAACGCTTCTTCTACCGCCATGTCGTCGTTGACTGCTACAGCTTCGCCACGATTTACACGTTCCTGTTGGATTTTATCCGCGAGTTGGGCGATAGTTTCATTCGATGCAGCAGACTGCAAAATAGCACGAAGGTCACTACCGTATTTGGTGTCTAACCCTAAGTGTGTCATTTCATGCCATGCAACAAAACCTACACGATCTTCCGCACTTAGTCCGTTCTGCGCGTGAATTCCGTCAGCTACGATATACACGTGACCTGTAGAATCGTCGTAGAAACCTTCTATTCCGTTCTTGTTGATATAATGCGAAGCTTGAGTTGAGTTAAAGTCAGCACGTGAGATAACTGTTACATTCTTCGCATGGTCACCAAGTACACGTTTCAATGTTGACTGCACTTTCTCTTTGGTCAAGCTGGTATCAAGTGCTTTCAGATCTGCAGTACTAAACTTAACATTAGATACACCGAACTTACCTTGTTTAGCAGGCGTAGTTTTGGTGAATTCTGTCTTAGTATTGGTACTAGACTTCGCTACTTTTTGCGTAGCGTTACCGGCTTTTGGCGCATCTTTGTTATCTAAGATGTATACCATAGCTCCGTCTAGACTATCCACTGCGGAGTTGTAGAAGGCCGTAGGTACGTTAATACAACCAGCAGACATATAGTTGTCGCTCGCAGTCGCAGAGTTGATCGCTTTGACACGTTCAGGTTTGTTCCACAAGCGGTGCATTGCGATGACACCACCGTCTGACTTAGTGATGTTGTTGCCGGTCACAGTGTCAGTTAGAGTTAGAACGTCGTCACCAAATACACGCTTATCCGCAGCCTTAGTCGTAAGTGCTTTCTGTAGTTTGAATCTACCACTTGGGGTTGAGTTCGCTACATTGTCATTAGATTTGTTACGACCGAAAATCGCATTCTGTGTATCTAAGACTTTACCGTTGTTATCGACGATATGAATCTTACCTTCGTTCTTGTCTGCGACGACGAAGATTTTACCGTTATTATCATGCGATGCTTTTACCCAGTTAATAGTATTGCTGACTTCTTGAGAAACACCTGCTATCTGTGGGCCACTTTCATAAGTCGCAAAACCAGCTTGCGCGTGAGCATCTTGAGGGATAGTCATCGCACCAACACCAACTACCGCTACCACCGCAGAAAGAATAGCGTTAAGACGTTTCAAGAAACGCCCTAGTAGTGATTTTAAATCAATTACTTTATGCTCTGCATTGTCAATCGCGAGTGATACAAGGTCGCTATCTGCTACTTTCGCTGTGTCCGTAATTGGTTTACCTTCAGCATCACGTAAGTATGGTAACGCTTCTGCTAGTACTTGCTCACGTTTACCTTCGAGGTATTTCACATTAAATGCATCATCTACAGCTTTCTTGTGGAACTCAGCGATGTTCTCGATCAAGTCAGGGTTAGCGAGCAACTCTGTAACTTTATCTTCAACCGCAGTTGATTTCTTAATGTCTTCGTATGCGACTTCTTGGTCTTTATAGACTGGGTTGTCGTTGAAGTCAAAACCAACTAAGTCTACGCGACTGCCTTTAAACGCAGCATGTTTAGGGTTACGTGAGTTAGCGCGCAAATATCCGCGCTTCGCAGCTTCGAACGACGCAGAAGACGCGTTCACTGTATTTTCTAAGAAAGCCTTGCGTATATCTTCTGTCGTTTTTTCGTCCGCACCTTTTAGTAACTCATGTGCTTTGCGTTGGTTAGTACGTAGGTCATTACCTTTGAACTCTTTCGCATAAGGCGAAGCTAGACGTTCTTTCTCTGACGCCACTGCAGCTTCAATCGCACGACGTTTAGCGTTTTCTTGCTCTACCCTACGATCCGCATCTGAAGGTTTTTGTGCAGCGTTACTGGTCTTAGCAGCATCTGTTTTGCGTGAAGAATTAAGATCAGACGCGCTAACCTTTGTTGTTTTGTTAAGTACAGAAGGTTGTTCTGTGGACTGTTCAGTAGCCACAGTATCTAGTTCACTTTCTTGTTTTGTTTCATTTTTACTTTGTTCTTCAGCTTCTAAGTGCAACTTATCAGATAACGTTTTTACATCATTACCAGTAAATACTTTCGCACCGTCTGTGTTATAGCGATAGTCTTGGAACGTATCTACTTCTTCCGGTGTCGCAGGGCGAATGTTGAACTTATCTCTGTTTAAGATCACTTCTGTATCAGCGAAAGTGTTCTGTGGCGTAGATTTTTTACCGCCTTTTCTCGCACCGCCTACGTCGCTATATCTACGGATAATTACGTTGTCATATTTACCAGACGCCTTGGCTACAGCCACAATCGCATCGGATTGTTTAGTTTGATTTAGCCCTTCCACATTATGCGGTAGCATTTCGGCTAACTCTGGTGCGAGTGCTCTAAACGTATGGAAGTTACCGTCAAATACTAAGGTGTTTAGCTTCACCCCTTCTTTAGGAGTAATGTGCGCGATAGAATCCTCGTTGTATGCTTTAGCTCTAGTTACGTCAGTCGTACCCCATAATGGCGATGTACCTTCTGGGTTGTAACCACCGGACAGAATAACACGACTATTGTCATCGTAACGTTTTTCAGGTAAAGCATCGTACTTAGCTTTGCCTTCTTCCAAGCTATTTTTAAGGAAGTTTTTCTCTGCAATTTCAGCTTTCGCATATTCCGCTTGGCGACCTTTGATAACAGTCTTAGCTTGCGGTGTGCTCTTAAGCTCATCAACCTTAGTCTGTTGGTCTGAAGTTAATGTTTCTCCCACGCTATCGCTTTGCGCGCGTTCGCGTACTCCGCTGTCTGTGCTTCCAATGCTTGGCGTTTGCGAAGGTTGACTACTTTGTTGGCTTCCTTCTTGCCCCAATTCTCCCTGTTCTCGTCGTCCACCGACTGTTTCTCCGGTGCGTCCGTCAAGCCCAGTTGGATCGCTCTCTGTCTCGTTATTGTTCGGTTGTTCAACAGGATTCTCAACAGCCCCCTCGTTGGACTCGCTATGTCCTGTGGTAGTGGTTTCGGTCTCAACTGGCGAAACTGGTTCGCTAGTTTGACCACTGTGTTCCGTTGCGCTGGTGTCAGAGACAACAGCTCCTTGTTCGTTAGACTGCCCGTCAACATCTTGCGAGCCATCTCGATTATCAGTTCTACTTTCATCTATCGTGTCCTGTGGTTGTGCGAACTCACCTTGACCTGTTTGCCAGTCACGATAAGTCTTCGCAAAGTCATTACGGGTTACAGTCTGACCTTTGTCATTTGTTTCTTGGGTAGTAAACTCGCCCTCAATTTCAGCGATACGTTGTGCTTGTTCCGGTGTTGGTTCACCTTTCCCAATCGCATTTGTAATCGCATCGTACTCTGTTAGTAGTTGCTCACGCGTTGGATTAACTTCGATTTCTTGCTCTTCCCGTGCATCTGCGAGTTGGTTATTGATTTCTTCGACTGTTGGCTCTGCTTCCGGTTGTTCAACTGGTTTTTCCTCGGTTAGCTGTGCAGATTCTGCAAGGTTTTGCTCCGTTACATTCTCTAGATTTTGCGTACGTGCATCGCGAAACTCTTTTAATTTACCGATACCTTTCGCTGTGTGTTGTGCTACACCCTCTAACGAGAACGTACCTTGTACAAATGCTTGTGTTAGCCCTTCATTCCACGGTTTACCTTTGCTTACATTCTCTACGATCTGCGATGATACTTCTTGCCAACCTTCGTCTGTTGCATGGATACCTAGCGCACCTGCGGTTGATGCGATTTTACCAGCTAAAGTCTTCGCGGACATACCAGCAAGCTTAGAACCTAATTTACCAACAACGCCACCTGTAGCCTGTTCAGCTAAGGTCATCGCGAAACCAGTTTTGAAACTCTCTGCCGCTTGGTCAGAAACTTTACCTTCTTTGGCCAGGTCATCTAAGAAGTTTAGATAGTCAGCAGAGGATAGGTCAGTTATGTTCGCATCTTCACCGTGGCGTTTTTTGTATTCTTTGTCAGCTAGATCTTGAATACCTTGTAGTTGTTGGTCGGTAATATTACCAGATTGCATGATTGCGATACCAACCGGTGCAGATGCAAACGCGGCAGCTGTACCAGCGACAAGTGTAGGGACGTTTTGTGCGGCTGATTGTGCGCCTGCATTAATCAGGTGCTTCCAACCGTTAGCTGTTGCAAGTGATTTGAGTACGTCTTCATTGAACTCCTTCGCTGCTTCATCTTCGCCAGCAATACGAGAAGGTGCTTTGCTGTAGTAGTCAGCGGCTTGAAGATTAGACATTTTCTTAACTGTGCCGTCTTCTAAAACAACTTCTTCGCCTTCCTTGTCAGTGCGATTTAGTGAGTCTTGCGCGCGAGCATCTGCGAGAGCATCTAGTAGTTTAGTACCTAATTCACGTTGTTCCGGTGTTGAACCATGTAACGCAGTCGTACCCATGCCAGATAAGTCTTCATCTTGAAGTTTAGTGGCCATACCAATTTGACGTAATTGATCTACACCACCCGCTTTCTTAACCTGCTCTGCCAACTCTGGGTAATACTTCGCAAGTAGTTCTTCATCTGATAGATCAACATAGCTGGTCGCTAAGTTCTTAACACCTTCAGCTGCTGCTTCTGTTCCAACAATACCACGTTTAGCACCTTCCGCTAACGCGTTGACAACTGTGTTTTCTAAGTAAGTGGAAGGACGTTCAGATAACACTTTAAGGTGTTCTTGGTGGGCTTTCTTCTCATCGCTATCTTGTAGACGGTCAATATACTTTTGATAACCCTTAAACCATTCTTGCTGTAAGTTTCTGCGAACATCTGTAGGTACGTTATCTGCTTTCAAGCGAGCATTGAGATCGTCGTATGAAATTTTATTCCCGTACTCTGCGGAAATACCGTAATCACCTAAGAGAGAATTAAAGTCTTTCTTGGTTTCTTGCTGCGGTAAACCCGCTAATGGATCTTCTGAATTTTCCTGTGTTTCAGATACGACTTCGCCAGCAGTGGTCTCTGCTGGCTGTGTAGTAGTTCCGAATAAGATATTGTCGTATTTCGATTGATACTGCGGTTTTTCTGTTCCGCTCTCACCGAATAGGATCGTGTCGTATTTTCCCATGCTTATACTTCTCTAATCATTCGTCTTAATGGTTCGTCCAACTCGGTAGGGAGTTGAGCACGTTGTTGTGCAGTGAAGTCTAGGTCGAACTTATCTGGGCCAAGAAGTGCGCCCATTTTTGCGATGTGTTCTTTTTCTTCATCTGTACGAGTAGGGTTGTTCGCCACATGCTGAAGGAACGCACTTTCCGCTTGGTTTTCAGGGACAATTTGCGATCCGTCATTTAGCTGTGCTACCTCCGTAGGAACAAATCCAAGACTTTGCTGAACAGGTTCACGGCTAACGATTTGACTGCTTTCTCCGCGATGGGTGTCGCTACGTTCACCGCTACTTCTTGGAGCGTCTCCGTCACTTTGTCCTGCACCGAAGGCGAAGTCGATACTGTCTTGCTCGTCGGTGCTTCCTGCTTTGGGCTAGGTTCACCTACCGGCATTTTGTATTTTGCTAAATCTACATCTTCACCTAAGTGTTTCGCAAGTGACTGTGCTACATAGTCATTACTACGAGTGTGTTGAGCATACGGTGAACCAGGTAAACTCGCCCATGTGCGGTTAGCTTTTTTGACTGCAGTATCAAAGTCACCTTTCACGATTGAATCAAGTGCGCCAGATTGTTTAAGTAGTGCTATCGCACCTAAGTCTTGTGAACGTGGAGAGAAGTCGGTTAAGCCATATTCTTTGGCAAGGCCATTCCATGTACGTTCTAAGAACTGGTACGCACCACTTGCAGACGAAGTGTTTTTCTTCCCGTCGGTTTGGGTGAAACCCCAGCGTTTAAAGTCTGGTTTAGACAGGTCTTTGATTTGGTTTTTTGGGCTACCGCCATATACGCGATAAGGGTCAGCACCTTTCGCTGTACCCTCTGTATCACGGATAAGAGCTAAGAACGCTTGGACGTTCTTGTCTTCTAAGTAATTCTCTAATTGTTTTGCCATTGGTTTACCTATTTCTGTTTCGGTTGTTCAACGTTTCTAATCATATCATAGTTTGCGTATTCTTTCACCTTTTCTTCCATATTTGTACCTTCAGGGAAAGTAATCATCTGACCATTTGCAAAATAGATTGTGTTGCCGCTGCGAATTGCATTTTCAGAAACATATTCATGTGGTGTGGTCTCTTTAAAAGACTGGAAGCTTTCACCCATTTTGTAGGCTTTTTGCTGTGGTTTACCTGTGCTACTTGTTGGTTCACCACCTGTTGCAGTTCTTCCGCGTGAGCCATAACGAGCGTTAACTGGGTTACCGTTTTGGTCAGTGTAGTACCCGCTGCTTAGGTTATGTTGGTTCTGTGCTTGTGATAGCACTTTTTGGTACTCTGCGTAACTGTCTCGGATAAACTGTGGGTCAGACGCTAACTGTTGTTTAACTTCATTAGGATCAAGTACCTCGCCACGTTGTTGTGCTTCTGCGACTAATTCGTTCGCACGTGAATCTACAAGACTGTCAATGTACGGCTCGTACCCTTTCTCACCACCATAGGTAGATAGCCAGTTAGTAGAATCTAGACCGAGTGAACCTTTCTGTTTGCTGAACTCACTAGCCACTGTACTTGCTTCTAACTTAGCTTTACGCGCGTTAGCTTCGATAGGTTGTTGCTCAACCATTGTTTGAGCAGTATTTGCTTTATACGCAGCGTTGTTTTCGTTCGCGTTTTGCGTCGCACGAACTTGAGTAGCCTGTGATTCACCTAATTGGCGAACAGTTTCTGGGTTACGTAACTCGGCATTTTTCACGAAGCTAATGTCGGCTGCAGTTAGTGCGTCGTCGATTTTAGCGCTGTCATTTACGAAGTTAAGCGCTTCGCCACGTGCACCTTGTCGCATTTGGTTTTGTAACGCGTAGTTGTTCGCAATACGCTCAACCTGCTTTTGATTCTCTGCGTTGTTAGCTGCGTCAGCCTTCAATGCGAAGTTGAAATTGTCAATGTAATCATGGTAAGCGTCTTGGCGACCTTGACGGAAGCCACTATTTACTACGTCACCGCGATAGCCACCTTTGGTTGGAGATACAATAAACATAAATTATCCTTTCAATACTGATGAAACATATCGTGGTGTCGTCGCTGACCCACGGCTATAAGCTGGCGTTGCTTCCACAATCGGAGCAGGTCTATTATAACTCGGTGAAGGAATTATTCCACCTATTGTGTAGGCGGCTGTACCTAATAAGTTGCTTAACGCTGCACCTGGGTCTGCACCAAATCTACTAAACGCAGACAATGCACCGTCGATACCAGTGATTGCTTGGCCTGAAACACCACGTCCTGTTTGAATAAATGCTAAGCGAACTTGTAACCACTTGTCTTCCATGCGTTGCTCACGTAGGTTCTCATATTTTACCGCACTGTTCATCGCATTACCGACAAGATTAGCTTCACGGATCGCTAAGTCACGTAGCGCAGTCTTCGTCGCACCTGTGCAATACTGACTGGCACACATCAATACCTCACGTCTTTTACCTGTCATCTGTGCTCTCGCATTTACGACGAATCGCCCTGCAGTTGTATCATACTGCGGACGATATGGATTTGCGAAGTAGTTATTGATTTGCTTACCTAAGTTTGTTTCGTGAGACTGGTACTGCTCTTTGTAGTGGCTGTACATCTCTTCCGCTATACGTTGTTGCCGGTTAGCTAGGTCATAAACACGGTCAGCAATCTCTTTCTGTTGTTGATACTGTTGAGTTAAAGCCCAAAGTTGAATGCCGTTTAGAATATAAAACGCAGTTTCTTTCAACCACGAGTTTTCTTCCTTGTAAACCTTCGCGTAGAACTTACGCCAGTTGGTCTCTTCCTTGCGACGTTCAGATTCGGCTTGGGAGAACTTACTCGCCCATTTCTGGTGGTTCTCCTTGTTCTTGTCGAACTCTTCTTTTACCCGTGCTTTAAGTGCCTTCTCGTATTCTTGGCCTTGTGCTTGAGCTAGGGCTTGATAGTTCGTGAGTGTAAACGCTACCATGTGTTATTACCCCGTATATGTAATCTTCTGCGTCTTCGCAGGTTGTACGTCACCAGACTGCATAACGTTACCAAAGAACGGTTGATACAATAGATTACTTGATTTAAGTTGCGATAAGTCACTCTTAGGTGCAGTAGGCGAAGAAATCATTTGACCTACGGTGTTAGATAACACACCTAACATTTGACTAAGCGCAGCACCTGGGTCAGCCCCAAAGCTACTAAACGTATTAAACGCCTTCATGATACCGTTCTGTCCGTCTTGAGATACGTTTCGTCCAATCTGAATAAACTTCATGCGAAGCTCAAGCCATTTGTTATCTTTGGTATCCTTACGTAGTTCTTCGTAACGATAAGCACCGTTGCGTGCATTACCTCTCGCTTGCATCTGCTCAATCTCCCATGAGAGATTATCGCTGTCAGTAAACGGAGCGCAGATAGAGCTTGTACATCTTGTCACAGATTCACGCGCTGCACGAAAGGCTAACTTCATGTTGTTATCAAACTTATCGCCTGTAGCTGAATAGTTAGCGCAGTATGGGTTCTCGAAGTAACCATTGATCTGTTTACTCAACGCGATTTCATGTGGGTAGTAAGTCTCTTTGTAGAAGGAGAATAGTTCTTCCGCAATCTTCTGAACACGCTCCGCGATATCATGTGTTTTATCGGCCAAGTCACGTTGTTGTTGAAACTGCTTCCACAACGCCCATAGTTGTACACCATTTAAGGCGAACATGGTTAGTTTCTTCCACCACGACATATCTTCTGAATACACCGTATTGTAGTACTCTAACCATCTTCTACTTTCTTCAATTCGCGCAGATTCTGCTTCATCAAACGCAGAACTCCACGCACTATAGTCTTTGCTGGCCCATTGGTAATAATCAGTCCAACCAGTGTTTAGCGCACCAGGAAACTTATCTTCCGGAATGTTACTCGTACTTGTAGGTGCTGGCGGAGTTACCGCAGCACCAGGTGTACCAGTTGGTGAGGTAGACGAACTACCACTAATCGGAACTTCTTGCCAGCCCATTTACTATAACTCCAATCTGTACGTTTTTGTGTGCTCCTTACCAAACCAGCTCGCATCAATTTGCAATGGAACGTTTAGGTCTAAGGTAAGGATATTTCTCGCACGGTACACAACTTTGGCCAGGTTAAGCATTTGCTTAAACACACCTTGCGATCTGTAGTCTTCTTCTACGTACGCTGCCATAATGTTTGCACCGCGAGTGCCGTCAACTTTAGAATAGATACTTACCATGACGAGACCGATGCGTTCGTCTGCGTCATTTAATGCTTCGATGAAGTCAATCTGCGCAGAGTGCCACATAATCGCCAACATTTCTGACGGTAGCACGTCGGCTGTTCCGAATTGCTCCATATGATATTTATCTAACAATCCACGTAGTGAGTGGATTTCTTCCAACGTTGCTTCCGGGGTTTGTGGGAATTTTACTGTTTGTACTTTCATACCGTGCCTAACTCTCTGTAACTTGTGGATAACTCAACTTGATAAACTTCCGCAGTACCTGTCATTTCTACTTGAAACTCTACGTCTCTGCGACCACTAGGTAAACGGAACTTCTCAGTCTCCACTGGTTGATACTCTTTGATTAAGATGTTGTCGCCAGTTAGTCTGAACGTCACATCACCGTTATTATAACGGCTTACTTTCGCACCAGCAAAGTTTATCTGTGTTGGGGAAATCTCTTTCTTACCTACCCATTTGTATGGACGGAATTTATCCCCTCTATCCCAGCGATACACCCCGTCTTTTTCTACGAGATATAGCTCGTCGTTTGCACCAAAGGCAAACTGTGGACGATCAGAAAGTGCGATAAGATGAGAGTTATCCCAACTCGCTAAACTCACTGGGAATTGTAGACAATATCCAGCCACGTCACTAAAGAAATAGATACTATCTCTGTTGTACGCAACACTCATACGATCAGGGTGCAAAGATTGCCAATCATCAGGTGCGAAGTAGGGTGACGTGATATTAGTCGCTTGTATACCGTCAGTTAGGACCAACCCCTCAATAGACGCGTAAACCACCCCTTTAGGTGTCAACGCATAACCATGACCACCGCAACAACTCACCAGAGGGTAGTCCTCTATCGTCTTACGTACTCTGCGACAGCCGACTGTTTTACAATCTTCGATTGGCTCAATTAAATACACCGCACCACAGGTTAAAACAATGACGTTATGGTTAAACTCAATTAACGCTTGAGCAGTATCTGGTATTGTAAGCTCATCTGCTTCTTGCCAAGCATGAGGGAAGTTAGGGGTAGAGAATCTAATCTTGTTACCACTCGTAATCCCTGCAAGCTGTGTACCGTCAACTGTGACAATGTCACGTAAATCTTTAGGTGGTTCTGCATATTCCTGCGTCTCAAGTGCATAACCAAGTTCATAATCATGCTTGTCATCTACGTACGCTGCGTCAGTGATGTTAATCTCGGCAACTAAGTAATACTCACTTAGAGCATTTTTCTCCTCAATCATGAAATTATCAATCGAGGTATTAGTTTGGTCAAAACCACTCGCAAGGCGATAAATTCGCACTTTCTCTACACCATATTCAGGTGCTGGTGTTGTGAATCCGCTCAACATTACTCTACCGCCGTCATCAACATCGACAAGCTCTGTTGGTCTGCTAGGTGGACCTTCGTCACAGCAACTATTTACGTAAGTATATACATATGAACGTGACACACGTTGGTAGTCTATTGCGTCAATTAAATTCTCTGCATAGCAATGTTGAATATCTTTTAGTGGATCTAGCCGTTCAACTGTCAATGTACCTTTTGGTGAAGGTAGGCCTAGGCGAATCCATTTCGGATTGCACTCGTCGGAACACGCAGTGGCCGGATAATCGAACAACCCTGTCACAACTTGTCTGCCGCACGTCGTATTCATACGTGTAAATTCAACGCACTTGTCAAATTCTTTCCAGCAGCAGTTATCATAAAATACAGACTTAGTTGCTTTCTTGATTGCATGACAAAGTTTCTTTTCTCGAAACGGGCGTAATGTGCCGTGCCATAAATTTACGTCAACCGCAGTTGTGGCAAAACCATCTCCTAAGAGATGGTCGTCATAGCGTGGCATTAGGCCTTTGAAGTTCTTGTACAACAAGTTCATATTAGATTCCTAGTGCTGTTTTCAATTTCTGCAAAGCTGTAGGACTTGCGATAATTGCCGTAACTAATTCGTCCTCATGTAAACTTATTACTGTCGCCACACCTGCGTTTGTGGCTGTCAATGCTGGAGTTGAAAACTGAAGGTTTGTGATCAACTCCAAGTCTTGGTTTGTTGTTTTGAATAAACCTGTTTTCGTAATGGTAAACCCATTACCTAATACTTCAGCTTTATTTACTTCAGGTAGTGTAGCTTGTAGTTTATCCACTGCGAACTTGTACGGGTCGGCAACTGTACCTGATCCAGATAGTTTCACCGTATCAGACGAGCCAAACTCTAGCTCAACTTTAAGTCCGTGCTCTGTGGCAACAATTCGGTTGTGCTGGTTAGCTAGTACAACTTCAGCTTTCCATGGGTTAGCTGATGTACCTACGCCACCTACATTTACGGTGTTGGTTGTTTTCCACACTGGGTCCACGGTCAGTTTGTTACCAGAAATTACCGCTAAGTTACCTGTACCTTCTGCGGCAGTTAATGGCTCGCTACGCACTTCCGTAACAGGTGCTGCACCGTCACAACAAGCTTGTGGGGTATAAATAGGCAAAGGTGCTTTATCTACGCCTACGATGCAACCGTCTTTGAACGTAACAGACGTATATGTACCGTCTGGGATTTTATACTTTCTATCAGTTACAAATAAACAGTTCCCGTCATAGTGCAGTGATTTGTTTCCTACACAGAGCGAGAACTGCTTACACTTGGTTTTACTTTCCGGCATTTCTTTACTGCACGGTTTGCAACCACAATTAGCCATAAATACCACCTGATCTTAATCGAATCTTACCTCGTCTAACACCTAGCAGTCTGTCTGCACCAGCTTGGACGATAGCTTGTTTGTAATCTTTTTCGTGAATTGTCGCAAGGTTTAAGTCGAACCAACGTGCCTGTTTAATGCGATACAACATAGATAATGCCTTGTCTATAATCGCTTCTCTGTAGTTCTGATACAGCACTGCATCTAACTCACAACAATCTTGTGTTGGCGCAACGGACACCACAACCCTTAACTTGTTCCCACTTTCAACAGGCGTAGGGCTAACTTTCAAGCTATTTGGCGACACGTACCAAATGTAGTGTCCGCTGCAAACTGGCATAGCACAAGGCTCTTTTCCTAACACCTCGTACCCACAGGCTTCTTGAATACTCACCACGCGGTCACAGTCTTCAAGATCCATTAAATATTCATCAGCACACGCAATTAGCTCAATGTCAAGCTTACGTCTGATAATCTGTGTCTTTGTACAGAAGTCAATCGCTGCTTTGCGAATATAGTCTTCTGCCATAGGTTGCTCAATCCCATCGAGCAACATAAGTTCGTCAATAAAATAAGACAGTGGTACGGTTTCAATTTGGTCTAACATTATTTAATCCCCAACTGGTATCGAGCCACTTCTCTAGCAACCAACTGCTTAAGTACTGCAGGCAACCCTTCAAGGTTGTAGTTACTATCTTTGTCAGTTTCTGTTTTAACTTCGAGTAATTTAAAGAACAAGTTTAAGTGCTGACTTGCGAGTGAGTTTGACGACTGGCTTTCTTCATCTACCATCAATGCTCGGAAAAGTACCCAGTGTACGCCCATTGCTACGTCGATGCAGTTTGATTGTGCCACGTCAGCACTTAAATTGTTCATCTCAAATTCACGTGGTGGTGTTTCACACATAAACTTGAGATGAACGTCCATACCATAAGGTACGGCTGGTTTAACCATAACCGAGCCGTCCTTATCCGTTAAAATACGATAGCTTATCAACTTAAAGTCACGATTGTGTGTAAACGTCGTACAATGACGTGGGCGATAACCACCCCACTTTAACTTCTTATCGTCTGTATCTTTTTCAATTTCATACAGCACGTTTCCGTCTTTGTCGCTTACACCAATGACTGATAGTACACGCTTGCATTCATCAAACACTTGGTTAATACCAGGTTTCAATTTAGCAACTTTGGCGCACTTAAATTTACTCGGGTTGAGCGTATACATCACACAAAGCGCTTCATTCCAGTATCCTAGTAGTTGTTCTTGCGTCCAACGTTGGAACTGTTTATTCGGCACTTCGTCTGTATAGTCGTTTAAGTCACGCGCTGCGCGTACAATCAAGTCATTGATCGTTGTCATTAGTCGTCCACTTTGTCAAAGTTAATTTCTTCTTCCGCTACAGGCTCTGGTTTCTCTACCTTTTCTGCCTTCGCTTTAGGTGCTTTCGCTTTAGGTGCTTTCGCTTCCACTGCGACTTCCGCTTGCTGTTTTGCCATCGCATCAATCTGTGCTTGAAGTTCTGCAACTTTCTTCGCATGCTCTTCTTCTTGGCGAGCTAACGCTTCTTGCGCTTGGGTTAAGTTACGTTGGTTAGCTTGTGCAATTTGCTCTGCTTCCGCACGTTTCGCTGCTTCTTCTTCCGCACGTTTTTGTGCTTCAAGGCGAGCTACTTCTTCTGCGTCAGCGCGTTCTTTCGCGATTTCTAATTCACGATTCAATGCAATTTGTGCTTGGTCGTCAGCGAATGCTTCCGGTTTTTCAGGGTCATACGCTGCAACTAAGTCGCCACGTGCCGCTAATTCGGGAACCCATGGGTAGATTGTACCGTCTGCGTCACGTAAAAATTGTGCTTTTTTTGCCATTGGTGGGGCAACATTCATTGTGTCTTGAGCCATTTCTTGGTCTCCATCTGATTGTTGGTTATAACGTTCTCTAGCTTGACGGGCTAGATCCGCATATTTTCGTGCCATAGTTTAAAAGCGTGGGTGTTACCCCACGCCCCGTGATTACACGTGAATCGGACATTCGTAGTCAAACGCGTGACCAGTCACTTCAATGCGAGCAGTGATGTCAGCTAATTTAACTTCTTTACCGTTCGGTAAGCTATCAACTTTTAAGCCAATAACTACGTACTTGTCACTTTCGATCCAGTGACCTGCACTTGCAGGTTTTACCGCGCTGCGTTTGAACGCTTCGGCGTTAGCTGGGATACCGCTTAAGTCATCTACTAACTCTAAGGTTGTACCTGTAGGTTTCAATGTTTCTTTGCTGTATTCGCGAGCTTCTACAGAAACTACTAAGCCGTCAGCGTTTGCTTTACCTTGGTAGCCACGTTCTGCTTGAACCGGAACTACACGTACCGCTAAGTCCACTAGTGTGTGGTTAGACGGCACTTCGAATAAGTGAATAAAATCATTAGCACCTACTTTAGCAGTATCTAACGCTTCTGCTTGGCCTTCACTAAATAGTGGGTTTAATGAGTTACCCACGGTGAAGAAACCATGCATATATTCACCAGCGATACGTTCAGGTACGCCGTTACTCTCTGTTCCATATACTGTTTGACGTGCAGTAGAAGAACGATTGTAGCGGTATGGGCCGCCTAATGTAAGAATTGCATCTGCCATCTTTTAAACTCCTTACTCAAAAGTCCAATAGCCAACTGCGATTGCATCACCGTAAATTGCTTTACCGCCCCACAACGCTGCCATTTGATATTGACGACCCCAGTAGTCTTTATCTTCGATGATACGACCTTCGGTGATGTCACCATAGAAAGCAAACGCTTCTTTCCAGAACGCTAAGATGTAATACGCTTGTTTGTTAACCGCTTGGTCGAATGCGCTGATTGTACGCATAGATTCGATTGCACGGAAGCCTGCTAATTGTCCCGGTAATTCACCAGTTAACAACATAGAAGGATCTTTACAGCATGAAATATCCGCGGCTAAACGGTATTCAGACTGGATCACTACGTTACTGAATTCAGGTGGAACGATTAAGAACATTTCACCATTTTTCCAACGGCTGTTGTGTACTAATACGTTACGTAAATTCATTAAGTTTACTGGTAAGTTACCTGGGGTAACGCGAACTGGTGCACCTACTGTACCTAAGTTGATAGAGCGGTCACGACCCGCATTCGCACCTTTGTTGCGACGATCTGCTTCTAATACCATCGCTGATAATACGAAGCTGTGCCACATACCAGATAATTCGCGGTAGCAAGAATCTAAGAAACCTGCTTCGAATTTTGACCAGAATTGGCAAAGGTTACGTTGTAAGTTGTTATCAATTTTGATTGCTTTGTAAGCTTGGTTACAAAGAGTCATTTGTACAGATGTGATTTGTACCGTGTCCGGTTTGATAACTTGGTTATCTTCATACTTACGCCATGGGCCTACGTCCGGTTGTAAGATGAATTCTACTACTTGGTTACAGTCGAATGCTTGCGCTACGATACGGGTATTAACGATCTCACCTAAGATGTCTTTTTCCCAACCGCGTTCAATGATACGGCTATGGTAACCTTTCGTTGCGAGAGGAGTATCGTGGATACTGCCATAACCGGACGCTGAACCTAAACCTGCTTGCGCCATTGTTAGCTCCTATTGTGTTATTTACCTAGACGATGTGCGTCCAGTTTTGATCGATATTCACTATACTCCTGCCGAGAAATATCACGCATTTGGAATGCTCTCAACATTTTTCTAGCTTCCTCATCAGTGAATGTAAAGCCACTTTCTTCCGCTTTCGCTTCATTTGCTTTACCTGCACCGTTTGACCCACTCACATCTGCGATTGCAGACAATGGGTCTTTTTTACCGCCCATGAATGCTTTAATCTCACGAACAATAAAATCTGAACGACCGTTCTCTAAAGCTTCTTGTAACGCGTGGCCATAAGTTGCTGTAGGGAATCGGTCATCACTGGCTGCCAACTTCTCTTTAAACTCTTTCGAGTTAAAGATAGTGTCGAAGTCAGGAATCTCTTTCTTAATGTCGCCATACACTTTTTGTTTAGTTTGTTCTAAACGTTCTGCCGGTGTAGGCTCACGGAATTTTTCTTCCGCTTTTGCTAAACGTTGCTCTAACGCAGATAATTTCTTCGCAGTAGGAGCGATAAGACGTTCGCGTACTTCTAATAATACGTCGTCATCTAAATTCTCACTGTCGAAGCCTTGCGCTTCTAGCATCGCACGGAACTCGTCTGCTGACTGCGCAGTCTCTTTCTCAGATAACTGTGCACGAAGTGCAGCAAGTTCATTTTCTAATTCTGTCTCACGCTCTGACTTAGCAGGTTGTGAAGGTTCTGGTGCTTGATTAGCTTTAGCACGTAACTCTTCCAGTTCTTGACGTTGCATCTCGATTAAACGATCGCGCTCGTCTTTCTCTGCTGGAGTTTCTTCGGCATTTGGTTTAGCCGGTTCTTCCACCTGTGAAGGTGGTGCTTTTTGTGCAGGAGTTTCCGCTGGTTTTGCTTCATCACCTACAACAAATTGTTCAGGCTGTTTTGCGAATCCGGTAGTACCATCGTCGTTAATCACAACTCCGTTTTCTTCCAGTGTTTTTCGCGCCTGTTCTGCGAATTGATATTTAGCCATAAATCCGTGTCCTATTTATTGACTTGTTTCACTAATTGCGCCATTTCTGTCGCAAACTCTGCCTTACCTCGGTAGGTAAGCGCCATTGCTCGATGCTCCGGTGTGTCTGTCATTAAATACATCTTAGCCGTAGTATCATGCAACTTCTCATTGCTACGCTGAACTTTATTCAAAAAAGATACGAACTGTTGTGCTGCAAGCGGGTCTGCGAACAGCTTTGTCAACAAATTCATATCTTCTTCTGTTACATCGTAACAACCAAATCTAATCTTAGCCACGTACAGGGTTCTTCACGTTAAGTTTAGTTTGGTTCATACCGCGTTGGTCTTTAAGTTTAGGCTTAGCCATTGTTAAGTCCGCACTAGTTTGTACCGAACGCATTGTACCAGTACGCATATCTTTCATCGGAATAGATGAAGGAATACCTGCTGATTTACCACATTTCATACAACTTGACATCTTATGCTCCATGGAAAAAGTTTTGTGGAATTAATTTCGCTACCTCGGCAGTAATTTCTTCTACCTCAATAGTCACTTTACCTAACGATGCTTCGCGACACAACTCGAACGCGTAGTACCCAGGTACGGAAAGAACCGTCAAGTTCTGGCCACAAAAGTGAGCCATAGTGTCCTCACATAACATAACTGGCTCAGAACTGACGATCTTTAATTCTTCAGGCTCAAATATGCATTGACGACATTCTACGTCCTCACAGCCATTGCCGTGTGGCATTTCTCCGTGCTCTACTTTCAGCTTATGTAGTACAGCACAGTCTCCGTCTTCAATCACATCGCCTACATCATTGTGTTTTTCGCCTTGGAAATTAAACGACGAAATCACCATCGCATAGCCAGGGTATACTTGGAACACTCTGGATAGCGTTGATGTTGATTTTGGCGAGATTATTTGAACTGGTTTAGACATAATTAATTACCGATAATTAATTTATTTGGTAAGCAGCAACACTCTACTTCTGTGATAGTACAGAATACTTTGCCTAACATTGACTTGTTTTTCATCTCAAGAATGAATAAACCTGGGATAGTTAGGAACACTGCACTGTTTTTTGCTGTCAACTCTACGGTTTCACCGTTAATTTTAAACGGCTCACTCATTTCGATATTAACAGAAGAACCAGGCTCTGCACTACAGATACAACCATATCCTTGTGGCATATTACCTGCTTTCGGGTGAACTTTGTGTAACACAAGTGCGTCTTCTGCACCTAAACCGAATGTACAGATTTTCACCGGTACACATGGGTCTACGTGGAAGATATGCGATACTGTGTTGCTAGATCGTGCATTGAACAACACATTCGGCTCTTGTGCTTGAACTGTATTACCAGCCTTTCGGCTTGTTGTAATTTGGCAAGTCATAGCAACTCCAATACCTTTATAAACAAAATTAACAGTGCTGATGCTACGATTGAACCCACTAAGAATCCTCGCCACCACCAGCAATATTCGCACTCTAGTCTAAACAAGTCTGCAACGGGAACAATTACCTTGCTCCAGATGAAGTCTTGCCACTTATTGATTACCTGCTTCACGTTCTACCAACTTATTGTAGATAGGTGTGATTAATGCGATAGCATCGTCATAAGCTTTATCATTAGGGCCACGTGGCTCTAATATGTAAGGTGGTTTCCAATATAAGCGTTTTTCGCCTTGGAATGTACCATCTTGTGCGTACGATAACTCATCGCCTTCACGGAAACGTACTACCACGTTAAGTGTGCCGCCACCGTCGCGAACTACTTGGCCCATGCCTTTGAGCACGTCATAAACTACGTCGCCAAGCTTCATTTTACGTCCATTAAGTGAACTCATAGTTCTTCCCCTATTTTGAGATTACAACATATTCTATTATAGAAGTTAGTAAGTATCAACTAACTTCTATAAAATTTTTTATTTAATTACTGCTGAGGTTGTTCAACTGGTGGTTGGCCAGGCTGTGGTTGACTCTGTAACGCTGCCATTGGGTCAACTTGCGCTTCGTCCTCACCGCCAATCTTATCCATGATGTCATCAAGGTCGTAGTCAACCAAGTCGAGTGCTTGTAACACTCTATCCACAGCTTTGTCAATCGCTTCAGGTTTAACTCTACCAGTTTGAGCAAGGCTCGCCACCACTTGCGCTGCTTCAAGCATATCGTTTTTCTTAAGCTCTTTCTCCATGAGACCGCTAGCACCGCGAGCTACTACCTTCGCATCACCTTTGATATCTTCACGCTCGTTATATCTTAGGTTGTACATATATAAGGTGGAAGCAAATGGAGACACTACGTCATCGTCAATGTTAGTAATACCGCTTTGTACACCTTTCAGTGCGTTACCGTAAAGCATAGACATACCACGGAACGTACGGTTAGCACCTGTACCGACAGGCTGACCGTGAATACTTGCCGGAATTTGGGTCATAATATCTGCGAGAGACATGAACCACTGACACACATTACTTAGTGATGCCGTGTTATTTGGGAAGTTGTGGAACACATAAGCAGGTCGTCCACCACCAACTGGGTCTGGGTCAACTGGGTTAACTGTGAACGGCTCAACATCACCTACTTGATCGTCCGTAATCCATTGCTGAATGCGACTAAAGTCAACCTCACCAATCGGGCCACTTGAGTATTCCATATTTTTAATCATGCCACGCAAGCAGCTTTGGAACGCACGCTCAACCTCGCGCACTTTTTGCGCTATGCCGTAGCCCATAATACCGTTACCCGTCTTCTCGTAGCTTGTCACATAGATAGGACGCTTATGCCCATTAGGGTTAGGGTTAATCACCACTTTCAAAGTAAACCAGCCTAGCGTGTGAATGATACACTCATAATACTCGTTATCTTCTACTTCAGTTAAACCGTACTCTTTTAGTGTCGCACCGCGTACTGACCCGTAATATTTAAGCACTTCTAATGAAGTCTTACCGTCCCATGGGATAATGTCGTTAGAATCTTCTGGGTTGCTACCTAACCAGTTCACCGGTGTATTACGGTCGCTGAAATGTTCAAGTGCAGCTACAACGTTTTCCTTTATATAGGAATCAAGTTTAGCCATTTTCACTAACTGCTGGCGTGAGTAACGCTTGCGAACGATTACATACGAACCGTCTTGTGTATCTGTGCTATCAGAAGACCAGAAAAAGTCAAATGGGCTAACATGGTTCACCGCATACACCACCTCATCCTTAGCCTTCAATGTGTTACCGCTCCACACAAAATTCGTCCGCACTTCTGGTACTGGGCCTTCTAACACCGCATACGGATAAATACAAAAGTCCTGCAAGAATTTCTTCATCGCTTTATTGTATCCACCGTCGATGCACTGATCCCACATCACTGTTTCCATTGCTTTCGCTGCATTGTTAGCGGCTACTAACATAGCGTCACGAACGTATTTCTTCTCGTCGCGAATAAGTTTCTCCATGTCGTGCTTAGTTTGTGGAATAACATTCTCCACTTTGCCAAAGATAACCTCTTTGACGCGCATAAGCACTTCATCTTCAATCTCTTTATTAAGCTCTGGGATTGGTGTAGGCTCAACCGTAAACGGTGTCCCACCGCTACCGAACAACAAGTCACGTATCCACGCGTTAAGTGCACTCACTTTTAACTGCGTAAGACTAGGCATCGGCATATTGCCGAATGCTTCTTTA